CCGTGTCTCCAAAGCTCACCTTGAAGCTGCCCTCGACGATATTTCCCATCGTCACCATAGCCACAGGGCTGCGGGGCCGCTCGTATCGCACGCGAACGATACCGCCCTCGATCATGGGCATCGCGCGCGCGGTCTGGCAGACGGACACCAGTGCGTCCCATGCGTTCGTGAACGTGTCGAAAACGCCGTTATAGGTGAAGCGCGGCTCGACTAGGTACGCGGTTCCACTAAGGGCAGGCGTGACGACAGTATCCCAGAACTGGTTATCGGCCCACGGCGCCGTTCCGTAGGTATAGTTCAGCAGAACCTTCCAGCCCGCTCCCGTGTTTGTTTTGGACACGATCTCGAAGCCCGAGATGTTAGCGTCGCTGATGTCAACCGAGAGGCCGGTGCCGGACTGAGGAATGCCAGAAAATGCGATCCAGCGGCCTGGAGTCCAGTATGCAGGCGGCTCGGTGGCGGCCGCAGTTGATGCGTTATACCTGAAGTGAACCTCCAGTCCGGGTGAACCGTCGTTGATCGCGCTTCCGTAAGAAAGATTGGCAATCGGATCTGGGTCCCCCAGAGTTTCGTCCATCGCCTGATCGTCGAAGCTGCGGCCTGCCGGGACAAGTTCATCGCAGTAGTCGGCCCACGCCTTGAAGTCCTCGAGGTTGCAGCGCGAAAGCGGGAAGTCAATACCGCGGCCGTAGCGAGGATTCGAGATCACGTCGAGCGCGATCCAAGCCGGGTTCTGCGACCACTGGTAGGTCACGCTGGTTCCGTCGTACACGGGCACGGGCACTCCCTTGACCAGCGCGGTGATCGTCGGCGCGCTCGTATTGAGCTGCTCCGTTGCCTTGATCTTCATGCCCAGGATGGGCGTGTACGGGTACGCCAGCAGCGCGCTGTCCTTGGAGATAAGCTGCGAGAATACCGACTCGTCGGAGACGAAGTTGCTCGTGCTCTTGACGTTTCGCCGAAGCATCTCCACTCGATACTTGCCACGCTTTATTGTGTTGGATGATGTGGCGTAAACCTTGCCCGTCAGAACACCAACGCTAGAGCCGGAGACTCCCAATGAGTTGTTGCGTCCACTTGAGTCTGTCAATCCTGCACCGATTGCAGAGTCAAAGTGATACAGGCAATACTGATCTACAGCGGGCTGAATAAAGAGACCATATCCTCCGCCATAGTGCTGAGCTATTTCAGACGAAGGAAGCAAGCGTGCAAGATAGACAAATTCATCCACAGTAAATTCGTCCATGTTGTTATTGTTGCCAAACTGGATGCGAGCCGCAGGGACAACAATGTTTACTGATCCTTCGGTGAATCCATTAGATTTTACTTGGATGCCGTTTCTGTAAAACCTGATTCTGCTCTTGTTATCGAAATCTGTTCTCACGTAGCTGACGGCCACGTGCATCCATTCATCATAGACTCCAGAGGTAGGTGAAGTCGTAATGCCTAGAATGTAGGTCCCAATTTGTGTAGACAGAGTGACGCTCTCGCTCCAAGCACCTCCCCCGTTGTATCCGCGAAAAACAAACTGGAGGCGATCGTAATAGCCAGTTCCTTGAATCTCTAGGCTGCGGTTCATCTCCAATATCCAGCCTGCACCCGTGGTCTGGTGCATGATACGGCGCGGGTTTGTGCCGTCGTTTGCCCACGGGATCTTTAGCCAGAATGAAACCGTCAGTTCAGTAGTGTTTGTTCCGGCGACAATAGACCCGGGGAGGTTGGCGGGATTGGTTGTTGATCTCACATAAACCGTAGTAGCGGCTGTGTCCGGACTATTCAGAGCTTGTCCTAGAGTCGGAGCTACATAGGTTTGTGGATCTAAGAATAGACCGCTTGCTTGGTAGTTGTAGCTTTCCTGAATGGCGACGCTAACGTCATTTGTTGCAGTAAGCGGCCAGTAGACATAGCCATCGTTGTTGTCCCCGCCGCTTGTTATGGGAGATCCACCTGAGTCAAGCTCGATGTAACGAATTTGCGGCTTGAAGGCTGCGGTGACTACAGATCCGCTGTTGGTTATTGTGTAGAGGCCGGATGGAAAGTCTACAAGGCAGGACCAAGCATCCGCTTCTGCGGTCATGTCGATTGCTTTGCCGTAGCTACTCCATACCGCAGCATTAGCCGTAGAATTGTATGGGTTTGCCGCAAGAGTAGCATTTATCTGGCTGTTGTCCGGAGAAGCAGTCTCAACTTGACCAAGTGTTAGGCCGACAGCGTATTCAGTGGATATCTGCTGAAAGCCAGGAATCGGTAGCTGCTCACTCGTCCCCATCCTAACCCATGCTTCGACGCCTCCGAAGTTGTCCGCGGTATTGCCTTCAATCTGAATACCAGTCGGAAGAGCGTTGGACGGATCATCAGACGAATGCGGAGAGCCGCTGTCCGTATCTTCGGTCTTGTCACCGATGGCTGAAATCGGACCCTCTCCAAAGCCAAGAAGCGTATAGAGATCGTTCTCCCCTGTGTTTGTGCTGCTGGTTATGTACTCGTCTAGGACTTGCGGAGCGACGCGGATCTTGCCGTAGATTACCTGCTTAGGTTGACCCTCGAAGCGGTCATTACGCAATCCTGCCCATGCGTAAGTTCCCGAGCCTTCGTTTTCGTTTCGATTTTTGGGCTTGAGAAACTTTGCCAGCAGCTTGCCAATGACGAAGGATACAAGCGCGCCAGCAGCGACGGTCAACACAAAGTTTAGCACCGCGACGGCAGGACCTTGAGGCCGCGTTGTCTCAAGGATCTCGTCACCATCCTCAAGGATTCTTTCCCAGTCATGAGTCGGCTCGCGGTTGACCGCAACCCATAGACCGACGCGCTCCGTGTCGGTGATGCAATCACGCAGCCGCAGCCCGTCGACGTACTCGCGGTACTCGCGCTGCTCGTTTTGTGTACTGAACCAGATCGGAGTCCTGCGGATTGTAATCATGCGCCCTTGTACCTAAAGCAATAGGCTACACGACCGATGTTGCCTTGAAAGACGAGGTGGGTTCCGCGCAGACGGTTCGCCGTGAAAAAGTACCTGCCCACCGGATCGACCAGCACGGCGACCCACGGCTCAGGCTGATCGCCCACCACTACATCGCCCAGTCGGCTGGCGTTCTCGATCGGCTGCCAGTGACCATCCTTAGCGTCCAGAAGATAAAGGGCTGCGGCCTTGTCGAGCGGGAAAGCGGAATCCGGCATCTCGAGGAAGACTCGTGAGAGTGCCTGCCGAGCAGCCCAGAGGCAATCCACGCCGCTGTACGGATCCACGCCGCCGGCGCGATAGGGGAGACCGACTAGATCGAGCATCGACACCCTCACTGGTTTCCCCTTTGAATTCCCGGGTAACCGCCGAAGCGCAAAGGATGTTGCGAGGTCAGGCTGCGGGCGGTTTCATCATCGCCGCGTTCTTCGCAGGCGGTAAGCGTGCGCGGGCAGAAAGTGAAGCCGCCGCCGACCGTGTTCGTGCCGCCGGTCACGATCTTGTATCCGCACTCGGCCGTGCCGAAGCGCCACTGGCAGTGGTTCGCTACCCAGCGGTTCCTCGGGAACGGTGCTTGCTGAAGATTGCGCGTGCCAAAAGTGAACGACGCTACGCGGTCATCCACCACGCAGCTCGTGATCTGGCCGACGAATTTGTACTCCGCGCCCGGATCCTCGAGCGCGTCCGCGCGCACCCAGCGCACCACAATCTCCTGGCCGACGAGACCCTTATAGGTATGCAGGGTAGTCATCAGCTCAAGGCTGACGTTGGCGACGTTGATGGTGCTTGTGGGCAGGTCGCCGCTCTGGCTTTGCCGATGGTCTCCAAACGCGATCGGGAACGGATAGTAGACGAGAGGGTCGCCGGCCGTGCTTGTGCCCCGCTCGACCTGCGCGTGGTAGTTCGTCGCGCGAAAACGTGTCGGAGGGTCGGATGGTATTTTCACCGACACTAGCCAGATAAAAGGCGCGGAGTTTTCGAGCTGGTTCTTCGCTGAGTCAATGATTGTCGTCTGAAAGTTCTTCATCAGCAGAAGACCTCCTCAAGGTCGAAGCTGAACTGGCGCACGCTCGGGTTGGCAAGCACGACACCAAGCTCGTCCGTGGCAAAGCGCACTGAGACTGTCTCGCCCGTTTCCGGGTCGGCCCAGTCAAACGGGATCTCGGCCCCCTTGCGCGATGTCCAGAAAGCAAGCAGTGTCGTGCGCTCCGCATCCGTGCAGGCGTTCGCCGAGATACTCCAGCGCCGGCGCGGGCGCGTATGCCGCGCGCTCCTAGCGACGTACGCAGCCTCGTAGCGGTGCTCGAGTGCCGACCACTGCGATGACTCTCGAACGCCCCAGTCATAGGGAACGGTTAGAGTGCCCGTCTTTCCAGTGCATTCGGACGTCAGAGCGATAGAAGGCATATCCTCTTCAAGAATTGCCGGGTTTGTCGGATCGGTTGGATCTCCCGGGTCGGGCGCTACCCATAGGTCATTCCAGTAGTCAAGCAGTATTCGTTTACCGCTAGCACCCGTGCTTGCTTGGGGTATGTATCCTTCAACGACGCCAGATAGTGTCCTGGTAGACCTCGTATCAAGCAGATCAAGACCGTCGAATATGACGCCCTCTGGCACCGTAAACCCTGATGTCGCTGGAGTAAAATCTAGCTGGGTCGCGTTTTGATAGCCTCGTATCCTTACGTTTCCAGTTGCCGGCGTCTGTCCGATATTTTCTATGGCAAGCCGTGGTATCAGTGACGTTGTGTTTCCGAAGGTAACGCCCCAACTTGCCAAAGACTGAAGCACTGTCCGAGCTAAGACCGTTGGAGAGGTTGGCGAGGCATAGTGCAAAATCTCAAAGCGATAATTTCCGCTGCTCTCAATAAACCGCAAAGCATATGCCTTGTTGAAGTGGTAGAGCGGAAGATTGGCACCTGCCGAGACGGGGTTGCCCCTAGCAAAAATAGCGATGTATCCGTTACTCGGCCATGTTCCGGTCGTCGTTACGACAAGACCCATGCTGCGATCGGATCCGTAGGGACTTTCGGACGGCTTGTTGTAAGCCATGCCATAAGTGTATGCGTAGACAGACACGTTCTCCGTGTACGGTGGACCACCTACGCTGCTTTTGAGGTCTCGCAGAGTTGCGTCAGGAGTTGTTGTTTGACCTCCATATAATGAGTTGTCACCAATCCAAAGAGACTGGAGTGATCGCCCGTTGACTTCATTGATGTCTTCCCAGCGCGACGACGGACTTCCGCCTGTATATAGGAGTCCTGGCACAGCACGCTCAAACTCATCTCTGAAAAGTATGTTTGAGCTAGTGTCCAAAATTTCGAAAGCGTGGCATATGTGAACGCTTCGGCTGGTCACATAGCCAGTGGGCGGATTGTTTCCAGTGGTATCGGGACCACCCATCAGAAACCCACAATACCCTTGGGTTGCGAGCTTCAGCGAAGGTGCACTGTCGGTATAGGTGAGAACAGTTGTATCTCCACTCCATGATCCGGCTGTGCCTCCAGCTCCCGGAATCCATCGCGCTACCTTGCACGTCAAGACTGGATTCAGGCCAGAGTTCACTGCGGATATTGAAAGCCTTATGGGTCGCTGGAATCCTTGCGGGTCAAAGATAGAGCTGCTACCGGATGTCCAGTCGTTGATCGTTTGCGCTGTCCCTGTTGCTAGAACGGCAACCGAACCTGGAAAGCCAGGACCCTGTGATACTTGGTTCCATCTGACCAAGAAGTAATTTACGACTTGACATGTAGTATCTGCTGATAGGAGAAAAGCATAGGCATCACATTGCTCCATGCCATCAGTACCAGCTGTCCACTGGTTCGACAACTGAGGAGATGCCACGTTGTTCCGTATGACAACTCCAAATGTTTTGAAGCTCTGAGGGTTGATACCACCGCTCAGAGCTTTGATGCTAAAGACCGCTCTGGCTGTCCCATCAAGGACAACTTGTTTGCCCCAGACGGCCATGAAGGCTTCCCAGTTACAGGATGCAAGCGGAGCAAAATTGTCTTGATTGGATCCAGAAAACGCTGCGACTCTTTTTCTTTTGGCGATCGGATTGTCCGCACTTACGGGTGTTAGCTGCGAATATCCGTCATGTAGCTCTCCAAATCCTCTTGATAGTTTGTATGTGTAACCTCCGAGAGAATATGGAGTACCTGTATCGGTTAGTGTTCCAGACCGCACACGTCCATAGCCGCTGTGTACGGAAAAAACTCCCGAGGTCAAAAAAGAATACGGGATGTAGACAAACCCAAGCCCGCCTGAACCCCAGTTGAAATCGTCACTGCGCGGAAAGACCTGCACCACTACCTAACCGCTCCTCTCACGGCGCCGAGTAGTGCGCGATCCCTCCCGGCGCTGATAGCCTGAGTGATCGCCGCCTGAATCTGCGGCATCTGTGCAAGCACGACATCGGCGGCCGTGCGCGGATCGAGGCTCCCGACGTTGAGGGTCAGGTTGACCGACTGCTGGACGGTTGTGCCGGCCTCCTGCGCGGGACGCTGTCCGCGCTTGAACTCCACTGGGATGCCGCGGTTGGGACCAGGCAGAGGAACGAATGCCTCGGCCCCCCCGCCCTCACCAAACACAGCGACCTGCGGCCGAGTGGCGACTCCGCCCATAGCGTACGAACGTACAGGAGATCCAGCCTTGAGAGCTGATCCCACTTGACGCCAGCGGCTCGCTTCCTCATTTCCCATCACTTGAGCCGCTTTCATCCGACCGGGAACGACGCCGCCCATAGCCAGACCAAGTGGCGCGCCGTCAACACCGGGACCAATACCACCGCCACCACCTGAAGCAGCTCCACCGCTGAAGATGTTTAGAAATGCGCTCGCGGCTTTGAGTGCAAAAAGCCTGGCGATAGCCTGCTGGATCACTTGAACAATGGTTTGTCCAAAGTCACGAAGGCTTGCTTTTCCTTCTGCGATGTTATTGAAGAGACCTTCGAAAGCGTTTGAGAGCCCACTTGTTAGATCCTGTGCAAAGCTCTGTGCTTGCTTTTGTACGTCACTAAGCTCTGCTCTCAGATCGTCAATGCTAGAGCTGAATGCCTCGGCAAAAGTTATCTGGCTCTCAAAGTCTTGACGGATAGCAAGAGCCGAATCCCTCAAGACAGCCAGTTGCCGGTTGTATTCAGCGACTGAAATTTCGCCAGAGCTAAATGCCTGCTCTAGCACCCGGAGCTGTTCTGAGAGTGGACCGAGGGCACCAGTTACAAGCCGCTGGATGTCCTCTTGTGCGATCGTTATCGCTGGCGTATAGGCCAGCCGGAGCAGATTCTGGCGAGCAGCGGATCGCTCATCGGCCAGCCTTTGCGCGTCGGCTAATAGCTGATCTTGCGCCTCTTGAAAGGCCCTCGCATCTAGCTTGAGTTGCGCCTCTGCATCCGCTTGGATTTTGAGGACTGCTGCACGCTCTGATCTGAGAGCTTCGGCCGCAAGCTGTTGCGAGATTTCCGAAAAGATTGCACGTTCAGCAGTTCCACGCTGTCCACCAGAAAGCTCCTCTCGCTTCTGCGTAAGGTTGTCCAAGGCGCGCGTGAGGTTTTCAATCGCAAGACCCTCGGCAGCATAGGTGGCGATCAGCGCCTCGACGTTTGCGATCTGCCGGTCAAGCGCGAGAGCTTCGCGGTCCTTGGCTGGCAAAGTACTCTCGAGTATTGCCTGCGCGTTTTGGGCAGCGGCCGCTGCCTTGCCAAGCTCGACTGCGTAGAGCGCAAGAGCCGGTATGACTACCTGCTGCGCCGCTGCCTGCCGATTTGCAGACCGTTCCGATGCGGCCGCGATGTCTTCAAAGACAAGGGCGATTCGGTCACCTTGCACCTTGAGCTGGCCGACCTGTCCATCGAAAACGCCGCCGAGCTGCGCGAGCCTCTCATTTGCCTTAGCAACGGCCGCTCCGACTGACTCAGGCAGCTTGTTGATGGCTGGTAGGGCGCGCTCGATTGCGCTAGACAAGGCAGACGACAGCGCCGCCGTGTCGATCTTCTGCCCGGCGCGACTAGCTGAATCGCGGAAGTTCTCGAAGATCGTGCCGAGCTGACCCTCGAGCAGCTTGATATCCGCCTCGTTAAGCTGAAGCAGCTTAGCCAGCGGAGACCCGGCAAGTCCGACTTTGACATCTTCACCAAGTCCGAGTCTGCCGACCTGCGCCGTGATGCCTTGGACAACTGATCCAACGGCTGAGTCTACTGACTGCGCGAAGCTAGATAGGTCGGCAACGACACGGACAACGGCCTCGGGATCTTCAGCAGCGATCGCGGCTTCGACTTCGCGCACGAAAGTGGCGGCCTGCTGTGAAACGCCGCGCGCCTTGAAGAACTCTACCTCGATGCCGCTCTGGCTGACGCTTTGTAGGAGGGCCGCATATTCACCGCGCGCTTTGCTGATATCACCTGTTAGGCCAGCGAAGACAAGCGCCCATGCGTTCGAAGCCTCGTTGAATACGCTGACCGCGCTATTGCTGATCTCGTTGAACGTCTTTTTCCAGTACCCTGCGGTGTTCTCTGCCGCGCGCTGGTTTTGAGTGGCGAAGTCCTGCGCGGCCTGAGATGTCCGCTCGATCTCCTTGCGGAAGTCCGCGGCCGATCCTTGCACCGCAGCAAAGACACCTTGAAGCGTGCGAGCTCCGCCGGGGAAAAGCTGCGCGAGAAGTTCGGGCTGGTTCCGCGTCTTGTCTGCAATGTCGGCAAGGATCTGTGCGAAGCCTTCGCCGTCGCGGCTTGCCGTCTGGAAGTTGACCCCGATACCCTCGAGGGCTTTCCGGGTAGCGTTGCCCTGCTCGCTGAAAATCTGGAGCAGCCCACCAATGGCTCGAGTCGCATCGTTGAGGCCGACGCCTTGGTTTTTGATGCTGACAATCAGCGCCGAGACATCGGACAGGCTAAGTCCAAACTGCCGCGCGAGAGGGCCAGCCGCTTGCAGAGCGTTGGCAAACTGGTCAATCGGAACACCGGCCCTGTCCGCGCTGGTCGCAAGGATCGCCGTGACCTTGGACGCCTCCTGGATGCGGAGCTGGAAAGCTCCGAGCACCCCGTCGAGTGCTTGAACGGCGCTCGCCACCGGGCCGAAGCCAACCTTGGAAAGCAGGGTCGCCTGCTTCAATAGATCGTTGACCGCCTCCCGGCTGCGCGCGGTCGTGTTTTGGAATATCGACGACAAGCCTGCCGCGATTTCCTCGGCCGCCACATTGGTCTCGCTCGACAGCCGCAGCAGATCCTCACGGAAGCCCTGCAACGCGCCCGCGCCAACGCGCCCCAGCGCCGGCTTGAGTGCTTGGTCAATCTGCTTGCTCTTCTCGACGACAGCGCCGAGGGCTTCTGAAAGCCCCACAACGGCAGCCACCGTAGCTGCCAGCGGGCCGGCGGCGGTTGCGATGGCTTGCAGCGGGCCGACATTCAAGCCGAGATTTCTTGCGACATCGCCTGCCGCGCCGGCAAGCTCGCGCTGGTCTACGGATGCTTGTTTGGTGGCCTTGCTGAATCGTTCCGTTTCCTCGCGCGCCTTGCGCTGTGCCTGTGCTTCTCCAACAAGGGCGGCCGTAGTTTCTTTGAGTGCTCCGGAAACAGCCTGCTGCGATTCCTCGAGCGTTCTTGTGCGAGCGTTCGTTGCCTCGATTTCCCGGGCGAGCTTATCGACCTGCACCTCGATGGCCTTGAGCGGCCCGGTCATCAGGTCTTGCAGCCGTGCGATGATTTCAAGGTTCTGGTCAGCCATTAGCTCTTGCCCGCTTTCTCCGCGTTCGCACGCTCAATTTCAGCGCGCTCATGCAGCGCGATCTCGATCAGTCGCATGATACGCGATGGCTGGTCACCGTAGCCCCCTGCCGTGGGAAGGAAGCCAGCATCGACGGCGCAGGCAAGCCGTAGGATCTCGCTCGCAGCCGTACTGCTTTGGGACTTTGGGCAGCGGTAGTGCTGAACCTGTCCGCGGTTCTTGCATTCCTCGCAGCCGGAACCCATGCACTGCGAGCAGGTCGAGGTGAAGATCGGCCACCGCGTCGGCGCATCGCACCCCCACTGCTCGCGTAGCTTAGGCTCGCGGCATCGTGGGCATTTGGCGCTTTGCGTGCCCCAAGTCGCGTGCGCGGCGGCGATCACTCCCCCGCGGTTTTGCGAGTGACAGCCTCGAACCGATGCACCTCGCTGACGATTTCGAGGATCACGGCGAACGGGATCAGTCGGAGGTCTTCATCCGTAGCCCGACCATTGAGGCCGGCGAACTTGACCTCATTACCCTCGCTGTCCTTGAAATTGCGCCATCCGACGAGCGACAGGCGCGCCATCTGGATGGCCTTTTTCGCCCAGCCTGAATCCTCTGCCGAGTAGGTATCGGCGAGCTCTGCCGCGTCGAAGACATCGAGAGGCCGGAGCAGCCATGTAGTCTGCTGCTCCGGCGGTTGGGCCGCGTCGCTGGGCGCGATGAACTCGCGTACAGCGGAGCGAAATGCGATTGCCATAGGGAGCCTTTCTGTTGCCTAGAGTGAATCAGAGAATCGTATAGATCAGCACAAGCTCATTGTCAGACGAGCTTGCGCCACCGCTCTGAGAGCCGCCGTGAAGCACGCCGGAGAGCTGGCGAGTAGCGATGCCGTTTCGATCTCCCGTGGTCGCGCCAGTCCACGAAATTCCGGGCATCCGGAACTCGAACGAGTTTTGCGCGGCCGATCCGACAAAGAAGTTTGCACGGCTCGGCGTGTTGTCCGTGAACTGCTCCAGGTAGTCCCAAGTGCCCTCAGTAACCAGCTCCGGGTCAATCGAGATAGTCGGAGTGCGACCGCTCAAGACCGTCTCTTGAATTCCGGCGGCATCGGCCATGCATTCGCGAAACCCGATCTCGTTAGCCATCGCAATATCAATAGAAGCGATGCAGGGACCGTAGCGGTTCGCCCACGACGTGCCAGACTTCATATGAACCAAGTCAGCATCTAGGAGCACCGGAGGAACTTGAGACGTATAGGTGATACCTGTGACGTTGCCCGCATCCTGAGACGATGCGCCGGAGTTTTCCGACAGGCCGCCTTGGAACTCAAAGGTCATAATCATCGGCTCGCCGATACGACCGCTGAAGCTGACCGTCCCGCGCGCGGCCTTGATCGCTTCGCGCACTGCGTCCTTGCTCATGCCGATCGAAAGCGTGGGGATCTGAAATTGAGCAGCTCCGCCAGTAGTCCCGATACCCGCGTATTGAGTGCCCGTTCCGCCTACGCCGCTCCAGATCGCTTCGCTATTTTGGAAGCTGCCAGAGATGCGGCGATAGTAGATAAGCGTTGCAGCCGTCGGGCCGCTGCTGTCGGCATAATAGAACTGACCGACAGCATTCGAGGTTGCACCGTAAAACACGCCGCCTGCTGTGATGTTCGCCAGGAGACCACTGGCGTCCGTACGAATGACCGAAAGCGGATAGGACCACGGGAACCAAGCCACGCCTGCGGGAGTTGAGTAGGCAGTGCCAGTAATGCCGCCAGCTACGGCGCTAGGAGCTGCTGCGGTACTTGCGCCGCTAGTCCCACCGCTGAGAGTATGTCCAGCGGTAGTGGTGAAAGCTGTGATAGTCGTAGCACCGGGATCGAATCCGAGGTGATTTTCCTGCGCGACCCACAGGGTAGTCTGCCCGTCATATGTCGTGCCGACGACCATGCCCTTGGCACCGCTAGTCGCCTGAGTGACGATCTCCCCATGCTGGAAAGGACCGGCGGTGATCGCGCCGATGGTCAGCTTGGCGAGCTTCTCTTGACGAAAACCGCAAGCTCGCAGCGGAAGTCCCCAGGCGGGGACGTTGGTCGCACCGGTGTCCCCAGTCAACTCCATCGAGAACCTGACGGTGCCCGTCTTAGTTCCGGTCAGGGATTGAAGCGGCGTGAGCGTCTCGCGCTTGATGTTGCGCTCAAAGACATTGACCGAAAAATCTAGTGAAGGGTCAATGACCAGATACTTGGAGTTGTTGGCAGTAAAAAGATTTGCGAAGGATGTAGCCGTCGCCTCGGTCGCTTCCTGGGCGATGCTGATTTGCTGAAGTCGTGAGAGGGCCATAGAAGGTTCCTAAAAGGCGGTGGTTGGGTCTTCGTATAGGGTTCGGTAAAGCACTCGAACCTCCACGATCGCCGAGCAGATCGGGTCTGCCGTCTTCGACACATCGTAGATTTGATCCGAGAGTATCTGCGTGGTCACGGCCTTGCCGCCGCGGGTTACGTCCGCGGTAAGTGCTACTCGAGCATCGGCAAGGAGCTTGTGCATTTCGGTTGACCAGTCCGCGCTACGCATGACCAGATGGAGCGCGATGTCCATCGTACTTGTGATGAGGTGCAGCCTGCCGTCCTCGTGGGATTCTCCAGACGGTACAACCACGGCCGCGGGAAACTCGTTGATGTCAAAGTCGTTGCCGTTCCATCGGCGCGCAAGATTGACCTTCATTGAGTACGTAGGGGCGTTGATTGCACCTAAAGTGCTGACTATGTTCGAGATGATGGATTCCCGGACCGGCGTGCTTGTCGGGTTGTAGGGCACTACAGAACCTCCTCCAGCTCGATGGTCAATGAGCCCGTAGCAGTGGAGTCAAAGATACGCTCCATCGTGTCACGCGCGAAGCGAACTAGGATCGCGCTCTCGCCCTCTGGAGTATAGTTCATCGACATCACAGGTCCGTATGTCGCCGAAAATAGTGCCTTGATTCTTCGCAGAAGCGCCGACGGGGCACGATCCCAAACAAGGGTGTACACGCGCAGCTCGCGCTGGTTGATCTGGCGCACCTGCATCATGCCGCCAAGATCAGAGAACGCGGCTCTTCGCTTGCTAATACGCGTGTATGGAAACTCCGCGCAGATGTCGAAGGTCTCCGCCATCAGGTAATGCCCTCAAAGGCGCGATTGAATCCGCGCTTGACGGCGTTGCCGACGCGCAGCACGCGATTGGGACCGAGCCTATCCCATGTGCTGCTGAACCCCAGCCGCGGTGGCACGTAAACACTTGTGCGAAGCAAGTACAGAGGCTCGATACGCTGCCGCTTCCCACGGCCGGACCGCACGCCGAACAAAAGGTTTCCGCGCTTGGACGTGAAGAAAAACCCATCCGGGTATTCACGCGGACCTTTCTTTCGGGGAATGCCACGCGGCCCGAGTGCCTTACCAATTGGCAGGGCGAGATACTTGCCGTTCTTCGGCTTGATCGTCCCGCCGTACTCCTGCAAGTTCGCGTAGCTTGTTCCGGCAGAATATACGCGCACTTGAAGGTCGGAAATCGAGCCGCCCTGCACCTCGTAGTTGAAGGACTTGTTTAGAAGTCCCGTTCTGCTTTGCAGGATGTCCTTGTCATTTTTCCAGCTTGTGTAGCGCCGGAATCGCGTGAGCTTCATCTCACGCTGGAACTCCTGCCCAGACTGCTGAAGAGCCTTCTTGGCCTCGGCAAAGACAAGTCCAGGCACACGCTTGAGCGCGCGCTTGAATTTGTCCAGATTGCCCTCGAGTCCCAAGGGATCAGCCCCCCCACACCATGCGGCGATGTCGACGTGCTGCCTCGCGGACGAGTGCAATCAGAGCAAGCTCTCCGGTATACTGCGCCGAGCTGTCTCCCATGTCGGTAGCCGTTTGCCCCGGCATGGATCGACGTTTGAACTCGTGAACGCACTGCATATCGCAGGCCTGTGCAAGCTCTGGATATGCTGTGATGAAATTGGCTGTGCTCGTAGCCATCCCGCTTGTGTATGTGACTTGCACGTAAATTGGAGCGATCGGCCGGCCGCTGTCTGCATCACGCAGCGGCTCAAAAGATCCAAGGAATCGAAGCTCGCCGCGCTGGGGATCTAAGATGTAGTCCTCGTTCGCTGTCAACGTGTCGGCCGTAGTGAAGTCTGCCGTGGTGCTGACCTTGACCGTGACCGCGGATCCGGTGTCGACCGGGTAGCCCTTGAGCAGGACTAGCCGCTTGACTGCGCGCATCTGATAAAGCTCGGTGCGCGCGCTAGTGTGCGCGTGCCGATCCATCAGCCGCTCAATCTCGTAGCCCACAGATTTGATGAGCTGATTGATAAGCACGTCCGATGCCGAGCCGTTAATGCCCAGACATTCCTTGACGCGTTGTGTAGTCGTGAGATCCATCAATCCTCAGAAGCTGATGCGTCTTCCGGCTTTTCAGTTTTTGTTTTGGATTGGAATTCTGGCTCAGATACTTCGATAACCGCAAATCTTCGGTGCATCCCGCTAGGAACATCGTCCAGCGTGTCGATGCGGTCCCCTTTGACCAGATAGCGGGTTCCGTCTTTTGTCCAGACTCCATGGGGACCGATGCAGATGTACGCGTATGCCATTTTTAGAGTGTGACGCTAGGGGGAGTTGCCAGGGATTGCGCGTTGTTCATCAGCCAGCATGCAGCGCCAAAAACGGTAGCGGGCGAGTTGCCAGCGGTCACGAGTCTGATGTAGCGGCGCACGTTGATCGTGTCTAGGTGGAATGTTTGAACGACTAGCCCGCTGGACGCTCCAACAGAAATCGACGGAACGGCAGTCGCGGCAAAAGATGAGCCATCATCGCTGTCCTCGATAGATGCCGTGAGGTCTTCGCCCGCACCGGAATCGAGAACAAGCGTAATTATCGAGTGGCTGTAGTTTGAAACGTCAATCGCTGCTCCAGTGAATGCCCCGGAGTTGACCGCGATGACGGTTGCCGTGTTTTTTGTCGCGTCGTCAAAGCGCATTAGAAAATAACCTGCGGCGCTGGGGCCAAGCTGTTCTTCTCGTTCTGCTGAATGCAGTACGCTGCATACAGTGTTGGAGTTCCGAGAACGTGGTTCGATAGAATCCGCAAGTATCTCTGATACTTCTTGTGATCGATCAAAAGCGTCCTGAGAGCATTGCTTGTGTTCGCGTTGATAACCGTGATTGCTCCGCTGATATCCGTGAAGCTAACGTTGTCTGCGCTTTCCTGTACTTTCACGGATAGACGCTGACCAGCTCCTGTGCTGCTCATGATAAAAAACTGCACGTGGCTGTAGTTGGCACCATCAATGCTGGCCGATACCGCATCATTGGCCGTAACGTTTGCCATCAGCGCCGTGATATTGTTCTTTGTTTTGTCGTCGTAGCGCATCGCCTACTTCTTTTTCCCGCCGATAGACGGTGCTTCGATGCCAGATGTCGAACCAGTCGCCGCAGCAGCACGCATCGCTTCGACTTTCTTGATCTCGGCCTTGGGAGTGGCCGGTGTGCTGTTGTTCCATAACTCTCGTTCCTTCAAAAGAACAGGCGGAATCGGAGAGACCACTGAGTCGGCCGGAGCTTCTTTTAGTTTGTGCTCCTGACCTTTGACTGCGTGCTTGATGTACGGGTCGGACAGATCCAGAACACCGCCTGGCTCAAGCCAGACGCGCTCATGTGGATTTCCAATTCCGTGCGGCATCTGCAAAAACCAGCCGCTTGAGACCTGATGAAGCATGGATGGGTAAGCCTTTCTTGCGAACTACTTGGACAAGGCAGAGACCCCAAGCGCCGTTCGCAGACGCTCGGGGTCGCTTTGCGTTTGTACTACACGCTGAAAGCGTAGGACAACACGTTGGCATCAGCAGCCGTGCTCGTTGAGCCAGAAGCGTATGCCGCTTGCACAGTGGACTGGTCGCTATCTTCGGGATTGAAGAGCACGATGGTCACACTAAAGCTAGACGCCGTGCTTCCAGCGAACGCCGCATTCGCACGAATGTAGCGAGCCTGCGGAGGAAGATAAACGACACCAGCATATACCTTGTCGTCATTGGTTGACGTCACAGCCGTGAAGGCTGCTCCGGTAATGCCGGTATAGTTCGTCTCCACTGACGAAGAGGATTGGACCGTAACCGTGACGGTATCGCCAACCGTCGCGGTATCCAGAATTACCAGCGCGTGAGTATAGCCGATAACATCTACGCCGCGGCCGGCAGTCGTCGCAGTCTTAGAACCGGGAGCGATGCTGCTGCAAACCTTGACGTGGGTTTGGGGATTGAATGCAACCATGTGTAATAGTTCCTTTCTAAATCAGGCCTGGATGCCGGTTGCGGTACAGAACGCGCTGGGTTGAGCGACACCAATGTCGACTTCCATTGCAGCCATAATCTGCGTTTGCATCTTGGCGAAGCTATCGCCGGCCACGTCGCTAGAGCGCAGCACCATCGTGCCCCACTCGCCGAGATAGCACTGCGAGAAGTCGCCGAAAAGAATGGCGTTAGCCACGGTGCCAGAAATCGCGGTCAGTTGGTTGCTGATCGCGTACTTGTAGCCCATCAATTGAGGCGCACCGTTGAATTGACCAGCGCCGAACAGGCGACGCTCCATGTTGTAGCCGCTCGCGGAGTCAACCATCTTCGACAGGCCGGAGAAGGCAGACGAGTGCATAGCCCAACCGCAGTTGGCCAGATCCACATTGTCCGCGGACAGCTCCTGGATCATGTCGATCAGCTTTCCGTATGCAGCGTTCGCTGCGACCGAGCCGAAGCTCGTAACCGTATTGATGCCACTGGTCTGGAGGATGCCAGTCGGCTGACCAGACGCGCCGGTGCCAGCGTAGATCGCCGCGTCGATAGCGATGCCAAGATCCTTGGCGATCTGCGCGCGCGTGATCTGCTCGGCAGCCGGGCTGCTGAGGTTGATAAGGCGGTTGGACAGGATGACGCGCGACGCAACCGCGTGCGGAGTCATGTTCAGTTGACCGAAGGACAGATCCGAAGCGGTCACGCTGACATTTTCAGCGACCCAGTAGGCCGTCGAAGCGCCGGTGATCTTAGGAATCTGGACGGGCGAGCCCGACAGCGGCAGACGCTGGACACCGAGCGAGAGCGCGGTGATCCGCTTCTGGAGCAGCGGAATAATCATGTTTTCCATGATCTGCACGGGGACGATGAAGCCGCCGGCCGAGTCGGTCGTGGTGCTCATGTCCTTGCCGATGGTCTTAGCCGCTTCCTTGCAGAGGTCGGCCTCGTACTGGCAATCGCTGAAGTCGCGCGACACCAAACCCTTGGCGAGCTTGGCAAAGCTGAACTTGGACACGTCCTTTTCATCGAGACCCTTCACGACCGGAAGGGCCGCACGCTTGGCCTCGAAGGCGGCGATGGCGGCATCCGCTTCTTCCTTCGCCTTCTTTTCCAGCTTGGAGATCAGGTCGGTGTCACGCTTATCAAACTGCTTATTGATCTCGGCAAGCAGGCGCTCGGCGAGTTCTTGACCCTTGAGGGTCTCGGGGGTGTTGTTATCGGTCGGCATGGTTTTAGTTTTTGTTGCCCCCCGCAACTTCCCCACGCTCAAGAGCCGCGCGCAACCGGGACTCGAAGGACTCGCTGAAGAGTTCGTCGTAGCTCTTGGGTTGCGTATGGCACTCGGCGTGTTGGTCGAGCGTGGCGGAAGGGGCTTCTGGCACGCTCGACCTGTTCTTATTGACTGCCTGCGAGGCGAGCTTGCGGCGCATGATCTTGACGCTCTTTTCCAGCGCCTCAATCTTTTGCGTTTGCAAGCGCACCTCGGCGAGCAGTTCTGATTTCATCTCACCAAAGAGCGCGGCAACATCCAGAGTGGTGGGATGCTGCGCGACTTCCTCTGTCTTGTCTTCCTTCGGCAGTTCGGGCACAACGATCTGCGTCTTAGCCGGCAGACCGAGCGCATCGAACAGCCGCGAAACTGTCTTTTCGCTCACCGCGCCAGACTGCGCGAAGCTCTTAGCCGCGCTCATCAGCGCATTAGGGTTGGCAGGAATGGAGCACTGGGAGAGCTCGATCTGCTCCTGCTTTTCGTAAAGGACACCATACGCACCAAGCCCCGCGGCTTCGCGCTTCTCCGGCGTGTCCGGGTAGCTGGACTTCGTAGGAATGAATCCGACCGAGACGGCCTTGATGAAGCCGCCGTCCACCAGTCGATAGATCAGGTCGGCTTCGGGGTTCATCTCCGCAGTCGCGTACTCGATGGACTCGAAGAGCGCCGGCGTGTTGTCGCGCTTCGCGCCCTTCTCAAAGTCGAACACGCGGCCGATGGGCAGCGAGGATGCATCGTGGCCCCACAGCGCAACCGGGTTCTTCTTGAAGTTTTTGAAGTCCCAGCCGCTCACGCGAATGATGTCGCCGGCCCTATCGGCGGTCTCGTCGCTGGCGATAAAGCGGAAGCTGCGGCCACGCTCGCCCTTCTCAGGATCGTTTATAGCGGCGGTGCGCCAGTGCGGCACACTGTCACGCTTGATTGCGATGACGTTCTCAATCTTCTCGGCTGCAAGTTCTTCTACGCTGGCGATGCCGCGCAAGATCCGCTCGGAGAGTTCCTTCAGGTTATTTGTGATGATCTCGGTCATATCTCTAGGGTTCCGGGACGATCGCCATCAGGAGACAGCGGCAGTTGATAACTTCCTCGGCCGGCGCTCGATCGTCGCCGGGGTAGGCAAGCTGGGGCTTGAAGTCTTCGCCGAGAGGGCGGATCTGGCCGTCGAGTTCCTGATGGGTCTCGCGCACGTCGTCGTCACGCTCGCTGATCCATTGAACCTGCTCCACGCCTTCCTCGCGCATCTGTAGCTCGCGCGCGGTGTTCGTGGCCTTGGTAATCTCCGTGCGTGCGATCACGCCAGCGCGGCCTGTCTTGTCCGCGAAGACTTGCTTCAGCGATCCCTCAAGCTCCGGCAGAACTTCCTCGATGCGCTGGCGCATTTCGACAAAGCTCGACGGCTGGCCGAGCTCTTTGTCCAGGGTATTCTTGACGCGCTTGGCAACGGTCGAATGCACACCCTCGACGACCTTGATCTTCTGGGTCTCGAGCGCGCGCACGATTCGCGGATCGGACATCGGCAGGCTGATCCCGCCCAGCTCTAGCGCCTGATCTTTCAGAGCGGCCTTGAACGCTTGGCTCAAAACATCGTCAAGAGCCTTGTTTAGGTTTTCCAGCCATTCTTTCGGGTCGGGTACAAGTGCCGAAACAAACGGGTTCGGCGTTGCCTCGTCGGCCTTGGTGACTAGCTCACTGAAGTCCTTGCCAGTTTCTGCGAATCGCCGGAGCTTGCGGAGCAATTCGCGCTCATAGCCGGCCAGCCACTTGCCGACGTTCTTCTGCGCCCTCTTTTCAAAAGGCAGCGAGACATCGCGCAAGAAACGACGGAAGTATTCCGCGCGGGCTTCGCGGGTTTCGAGCGGGCCCAGCTTGATCGACGGCTCCATGCCGGCAGCAGACTTCTCGCGCTCCGCATCAATGCGGGCGACAAGATCCTCTGCGTAGGCTTGAGCGCGGGACGCGCTGGTAGAGCTTGATCCTCCGCCCCAGAGCAGCATCGAGACCAAGCCGGGTGTGATTTCGTCACCCTGCACGGCCTCCAGATCAACCTTATGCCGCGCAATCCAGGGGCCGATCTTCCGCCACTTAGCCTCGGTGACCTCACCGGCCGCCATCTTGCGAGCGTCCTCCACCGTCTGAGGCTTGAGTCCTTGGCCGCTTTCGCCAGCTTCGTGTAGCTTGATGCCGCGGCGCGCGCTCGCGCGCATATAGGCCGGTGGTGCAAGGTCGATAGCCTTGACCTCATGCGCTGCAATATCCCGGCGCCGCATAATGAGGAAGGCTGGATCGACGGCCGCGGCCACCGGTGCTGGCGCAGGCGCTGGCGCTTCGTTTACGCCGCCCACAATGCGCCGAGCTTCCTCCTCGTCGATAAACGGGAAGGCAGCGAGGATCGTAGTCACCGCACCTTCGACGGTCAGCAGACCCTCGGAGACTGCGCGGAGGATGTCGAGTAGGCTGGAGACTTGCGCCCCGTTCAGGGCTTGATCGGCAACAACGGCCGTCTGATCCTCGGCCGGATCGGGCTCATCCTCGGTCTCTATTTCCTCGGACTCGTTCTCCTCTTCGTCCTCGTCCATTTCCTCGGACGCGAACACGGAGCCGTCGATGTCCAGCTTCAGCGCCTTGACCAGCTCGCCCAGATCCACGCCGGTAGCCAGCGAAATCTCGGCGGCCACCTTGAGGCGCGCGCTCTGATCGTTCCGCAGAGCCTCGATGCCAGCGAAGTCGAACCCGAAGACATACTGCCGGAAGCGCGGGTCAGCCATCCGCGGGATAAGCTGCGCGTTGATCTGCGCCTCGACGGTCTTCAGGTAGCCGACGACCGCGATCCAGAACTGCCGCCACGCCTCCTGGAGGTTGGAGTAAGTCGAAGCGTCCGGAGAAATTAGATGCACCGGGACTTCAAAGGTCGACGCCACGACATCGCGCGACCAAGTGAGTAGGTCGATGTACTGCATCCGATCCGGCGTGGCCGGGTTCGGCACAATCTTCGGGCCGCCGCCTAGGATCTTCAGTCCACCCGCGGTCTCCGCGTCCTGCGTCGCAGCATCGAGGTCGGACTGGAAGGACTCGAGCGCGTCGCGCTGGATGTCGTGGTCGTAGGTCACAAACGCGCCCGGGCCGCCGGAGCGCATCTGCGCTTCCTGTTGGCGCTCGGCTTGGAAGGCGATCTGAAGCTGCCGGTTGGCGACCTCTGCCGCGCCAAGGCCGCGGATCGGGTCGGCCGGATCGTAGTCCCGGAACTGAACAACGCTTGACCAAGGTGCGCGCAGCCGCTGATTTCCTGCGGTCTGGAAGTACCAAAACGCGGGACGGCCCATGTCGTCTGGGTCATACTCAACCGCATCGCCGTTGACCGGCATGATCGAAAAAGGCAGCGTGATCGGCCCGTCAAATGGCGCCCAATTGCCATCGGTAGACTTGGGCCCGAACAAGAACCAGAAGCTCTCTCCTGATAGCTTGCGGTGGACAACATCAGCCTCGGCCAGTTGTGCCCAAGTCATATCCCGGTTCGGTCTCAGCAACTGCTGGAGAAAAGGATCGGACTCTGGGACTTCTTCGGCGTTTGCGCCCGGGCCGTTCCACATCATAGGGCGCACGCTTGCCGATGCGCGCGACCATAGCCGGCAGCAGAGATTGACAATCCATGACTGCTCGAACGGCTGCGATAGTTCAAAAGCTCCGGCCATCGACGGCCGAACTGCGAATCCGTTAGATTGAAAAAGAGTTTCTAGGCTTTTGGCTTTCCCATTGAATCTAGAAGCTCCGGCCATAGTGCCAAGATGCTCAAGATGATAGGATCCCTCACGGGCTGAAAAGGGCTTGACGCGGTTACGCCTAGACAGACTCACGCTTGTGAGTCTATAAGCAAAATGAACAGCGTCGATTGGCCGTGGGATAGGGTGAACGAATGCCGAAAAAAGAGCAGGCTCTTCTAGGAGCCTCTAAGGGTCGGGTCTACATGACCGTTGTGATGCCCTCGCATTTGCGCGACGCTGTGCGCGAAGCGGCAAAGATGGAGGATCTTCCTCCTGCTGCTTTCATGCGGATGGTGGTTGTGCAATGGATCAGCGCGCAGCGTCAAACACAGTCGAAGAAAATGCGAAACCCGATTCGCTAGATACGCATGACGCGAATCGTGGGCCGCGATGCGCTCTTGCGCGCGAGTCCTAGGATGCAAGCGTCCAAGTCATCCGGCGATCGGCCGTAGCGTTCGCGTATCTCGTCTTTCGATTCTCCAAGCTCGGCCATGCTGCCACGCGCAGCTTCTCGGAAGTTGTACGAGTACCAGCACGCCTGCCGCCAGAGTTCCGCGTATTTGCGCGGAATGGCAGCGCGCTGCTCCTCGAGCAGTCGGCGAAGCGTCCAGTGCATCTCGCCGCGCATGTTTCGGAAGAGCGTTTGCCCGGTCAGCTGCTTCCAGCCGTACCGAGGACTTGCGCCGAAGTCTACCGCATCGACTTGGTGGCCTGTCTGCTTTAGCCGGTCGGCAACTCCCTTGCCTAAGCCGGTCGCGTCTACATGGACATGGGCCGCAGGAACCGGCCCGGAAGCATCACCCCATGCAGACATAAGTTCTAGGATGACACCAACCGTCGCCATCGTGTCTGGAGAACGCCACTCATGCCGCGCCGCGATTGTGTTTCCAATCCAAAGATAGGCCACGCTCGGGTCGCTTCCACCGCCGCCGATGTCTACGCCGATGTGCCGATCCTCGCCTTCCTGCGGGAGATCGGCGCAGGACTCGAGCAGTGCCCGCGGGATCAGCGCGCGATCCAGATCGACCGTAGCAGGAAGGCCATAGACGAATACACGCGTGAACGCTGAGTCGATGCCGTGACTCTTGACCATCGCGCGCCGCCAGTCGGCAGGCTGTATTTCCTCTGGGATCCCGTGAAAGCACTTGTCCGCGGCGTGCGGCTCCCAGTTCGGATTCGGCAGCTCTTCGCCGGCGACATGGATCCGATGCCAGCTCGATCCGCGCCGCCACCAGCGCGCGGTCGGGTGGTCGCTGTTCTCGTCGAATGTCGGGTTACACTGCGCGAGGACATACACATTCTTGCCAGCCATCGAGCCCTCGAGGCGCTCAAGGATTTCCTTGTCGATCTCCGCGGCTTCGTCCAGCACGATCAGCAGGCGGTGGGCCGTGCGCTCGATCTTGTACAGCGCCTCGCTCGCGGTCGCCAGCTTGAGCTCGCCGGTGTCCTCCGCATCACGCGCAAGGTCTACGCCGGCGTGGAATCCTTGAACCGTGCCGGCATCGCCGGCCGAGAAGCCAAGCGCGTACCACTCTGGCGCAATCTCCCATTTGAACCCATGCGGTTTGCCTGGAAGCGACTGCCGCGCATTGGCATGGAACGCGCGGATCTTCTGCCATAGACCGTACTCGACCTGGCGCTGACTGCCCGATGTCGTCAGCACCGTGGTCGGGCCGGTACACATCATCGCCACCACGATCTCCGCGGCCGTGTGCGTCTTCGAGTTCTTCCGCGGGCCGCAGACCATCACGAAGCGATGCTGCATGAGCGCGCGCTGGAGATACTTCTGGAACTCCCATTGCTTGTGGCCCAGCACCTCGGTGCAGAAGCGCGGCAGGTCGCCGTCGTACTTCGCGTGCTGGGCAGCCGAAGATTCTGGGAAGGCCGCGCGCTTCGCGTCCTGCCAGATCGAGCGGACAAGCTCTAGCTCGTCATCACCGAGGCTCGGTCTCTGCATCCTCGACTACCTCTGCCGGCTCAACATCGTGACCCTGCGCGCTGAGTTTCAGCACCTGCACCTCCATGCGGTTGACCACATTCTGCGCGATGGCCGGCGGGCATTCTTCCTTGACGATCTCGAGCACGCGTGCGATCAGCACCCCGACTTGCTGCATATTCAGGTTCTGCCGGCGCTGCATCCTGATCTGCCAGACGGCCTCGACACGCTTGGCGAGCCGTTCAGCTTGGATCGATAGCTCGGAGATCGCGCGATCCTCTAAAGCCCCATCGCGGAGCAGGATGCCGAGATCGCGCATGGCAATATTCTGTGCTTCGGCATCACCAGAAGCGTTAGCCTCCGACAGCGCCTCCCACATGTCCTTGGCGCGCTTGCGGAAGTCCGGCGTGTCGGCCTGCGCGACGCGCTCACCAGTCCGCTGCAAGCAAGCCTCGAGCAGCGCGATCGGCTCCTGCAAGTCAAGCAATGATGCGTCTTGAATCGCTTGTTGGTATGCCTCCGACAGCGCGGTTGCCTTGAGCGCCTTAGCGTAGCGGCCGTGCTTGAGCCTTCCGCCTGATCCTCGCGCCCCTCCGTGCATATAACAGACCTTTTTTCCGATGCAGGGCGGCCGACCGCAACGAACGCCAGCGCGATTGGTCGCGTGGCACGTAACTTTGAAATGACTCACGCCTTTGCTTCCTGTGTTTTGATCTCTGCCCTTGCCAGCTTGTAGTGCATTGCCCACTCCGGCTCGCGCCAGCTTGGGTGCGCTAGTAAAACATCCCGCATCCGTCCGGGTGCGACCTGAACGACCCGGCATAGCAGCGGCAGCCGGCCGTATTTGTGCGGATTGTTTGGACGGTAGTAGACACGTTCGCCGGGTCGAACCCAGTCGGGAATGGACGCATTCATGCCTTAGCGTCTGCGCGTTCTTTTACGCGCTCATGATGATAGTTCAGATACAGGACGCGCGCGCCGTTGCGCTTGGACAGATAAACAACCCTGCGCCGATACACATGGATCATGGGAGCTATGGCAATACCCATTTGTTTGTCTTGCTTCTCGATCGTATATGCGGACAGCTCCAGCTCTGCGCCGCATGAATGCGACTGAAACTCTACGCCGTCACGCGGCCCACCGATCAGCCGGATCCAGTGAGGCATCGGCAGCGGACTCTTGATGCTAGGAGTCTCAGACACACTCTCGCTCCATGACTGCTTCCAGTTCTGCGGTCCAGCTTTTATCCTTGCAGGACTTCAACCAGGAAAGCCGTTCCATCCTCGAGGAGTGCGGCACATTCATCTTCAGCGCGCGGTCAATCCAGAAATCCTTGCGCGTCCCACGGGCCATCAGCGCGCACAGCATCAGGACGTGCGCGGGATCACCCTCGCCAAAGAATGCGAGCTGCGGAAGGACCGCGCCGTCCTGCTTGACTTGGATCCAGTGTGCAGGCCCGTACTGATAGCCTGCGCCGTACGCGAGCGGCTCGTGGGAATTCAGCAGAGCGTCTGCCATCTTTTCGATTGAGGGCGGCGGTGCTGTGGTCCCCTTGCCGATTTGAAGTTGCAGCGAATAGGCCCCAATTGCAAGGAGAACGCTGTGAAATGTCTTGGTTCCTTGTCCGCCGGCCGGAAACGCTCCACCTGTGTTTTCGTCACAATGCGAGATGCCTGATTTCGTTTGGTGTATCAGTATCGCGCGCAGCATATTCTCCGACCACTCCTGCCAGACTTTCGGGCGCTGAAAGTATTTCATCACGCACGCGCCGAGGTATGCCATCCATGCGGCCTGTCGGTCGAGACGATGATGACCTTGACCCGGTGGATCTTGCAGCACGCGCGCGAGCGAGTTTGCAACCCACTCGCCAGGATAAGATGGCTTGACGAGCTCATCCGTACGGTCGCTCCACTGCTGATATCGAGCGTCCTCGGCCATCATCAGCAGATCGAAGCGCGCGCACATGGCCGCGGGATGCCGGCCGCCGTATTCGATCACGGGGATCGTATGCCGCAAAACACGGATGATGTGCGCGAGATCGTTGGGACGGTAGGACCAGAGGAGATCCTCGTATTCCGGCCGGCGCGATGGAGCGTTGAAGACAGGATATCGACGCTTTTCGTAGCTGCCCTCGAGGAAGCACATCAACTCGACTTCCGAAGAGCGATCCGGCTGTCCTTTCATAAGGTCACGGCCGGGAGGCTTGTTCCATGCGTACAGACTGATCGGCTCTCCGGTTTCTGCGTCGATGGCGTCGCAAAATTGTCGGTGCATATTCGCTCGATGCAAGAGCGAGTGCATCCAGACCGCCTCTGGCACCCGATCGTATCCATGGCACGGGTCGATGCCAAAGCCGCCGTGCGCGTAGCCGTTAGGGTAGCCCTCGACTGAGTACGGGCCGGCCAGCTTGTACTCGTGCGCGATGTTTTCCGCCGAGTTTTGGTACTTCTCGCCCATGCCGCTGTCCACGATTCGAATCCCAGCGACGATGTTACCGTAGCGGATCGCGGCGTCCCGCTTGTCCAAATCGGGTTGGAGTGAGTTCGTTGGGCCGTAGCCGTTTTTGATCAAGATGGGATCTATCTTGAGGTGCAGCGCTTTGATGATTTCCTGCGGCGGGTCAAGGTCCCTAGTCTTTGAGTGAAAATAGAACGGAACTTGCAGCGTGCCGCGCGGACGAAACAAAAACGGAGTCCGCTTGAACTTTGGCGGCAACAACAATTTGACCGCCAGAGGCTTGGCCCGTGAGTCAAACGGTTGAGCTGTGACTTCCAGCTTTTCTGCATACACCGTCCCGCAGAAGCCCGAGCCGTCACGATTTATCACTCCATTAGTGAACCGCAGGATGCCATATGTCCACTCGCCGTATTTCGCCGCGAAGACATGTACTCCGATCGTGCCGCGATCGCCGCTTTTTAGTCGTGTCCAATGACGCGCAGGTCTCGTGAGATCGACACGGCCGATGCTGCTGGGCTTGTCGTGATGCGTGAGAGTTATCACAAGGATCATGTTTCACCTTGCGCTCATCCTATCTTCGTCCTGTGATTCTTCGTCCGTATTCGGCCAAAAGAATTGCATCAGAAATCCCGTCGTCATCTTTTCGGCTGCGCTCGGTTCGGCGAAGGCTGACCTCCGGAAAGAGCCGCTTGGCAGCTATTATGCTTCGCTGCTTGGTGTCATCACCCTGCGTCCCCTCGAGCATCTGGGCTTGCCAGACGCGTGGAAGAACTAGCTGGTATGGTATGGCTAAGGCTACCGCCATCGACTCGAAGACGGCGAGTGAGCGGCCGCGGTTGTAGTTGGCGATCGTTCCGCCCTTCTCCAAGGGCATGGGCTGTTGGCGTTCAATAGTCAGCAGCAGCCTCCCCGTGCCAGCCTGTTCCTTCCACCTGCTAAGGTGGTTGGCAATCAGGTGCAGGTCATATTGGTCCCGCCCTTTTGGCGCAGTCAAGATCGGCGTGGGCACGATCTCGGCCCGATTTCCATGAGCTCGCAATGCCACCATCGCCCCGTGCAGTCCCGGATCAACGCCCAGAAAGATCATCGTCCTGCCTTTTCAGCGATCAGCGGCCTAGGCTCTCCGCCGCGCTGATCGCCGCCGGCAAGCTCGAGCAGGTGCTGAGCCTGAAGCTGGATCTGCTGCTGGCCCGCTTTAGCGACCGCGGCTAGGTAGTACCGCTCGAACTGGGCGCGGATCGTTGGCATTTGTTCCGTCAACCAGTTTGGGTCTTGCCACCCGACAGCCTCGGCCGCGCGTTTAACGGCGGGAGAAGACCAGCGGGGATCGTGCCGCCGGTCGTGCCTGTTGCGGTACATCTCTGCCCATGCCTCCGCGGCGGTCATCTGCTCGTCGTCGCCAGCTTGCTGCGCCAGCTTGCGGAGCCTCGCCGGCACGGGCCAGGCGGTCTCGCTCGCCAAATAGGCAATCGTAGCTTTCTCCAATTCAGCGCGCGGGAGGTCTTTAAGCACGTCCCAATAAACTTGGACGGTTGCGGCGCTGACCTGAAATCCGGGGAAACCTGCGGAGAGCCTGCCCATGACGGAAGATGCGAACCAGGGGGGAGCTTTCATTGGTCTGTATTTTCCTTGGATTTTGTAGCAATTGCTTCCTCAGCCGCGAATCGGTCGAGGTCTTCCTGAGTGTATGTCCCGTAATATTCCCGGATGCCCGCAAAGCCTTTCGGCTCGTTAGCGATTTGAGAGGTCGCTGGCATAGGGGCGAGCTGGTTCCACCGACTTCGCAGGAAGGGCAGGCTTGCATTCTGTTGCAGGAAGGTATCCCTGCTCAAGAGCAACCGTCTGGCGCGATCCAGCGTCAAGGCAGGCGTGTTTCCGGGGAAGCCAAGAATCGTGGAGACCGCGGCGCCGTCTTTTGGCTCAATTTGGTAGGGGGTTCCCCGGATTTCCAGCCAGAGCTTGCACCAGCCGTCGATGACCTCGGCGTGTGGACCCGTGGCGGGCTTTCGTTTTCGCGTGCCCCCCCTGGGGGGTAGGGGGGTACTTTCTTCACCTAGCGTGGCTTGTGGTTGTGGCTTGTGGTCTGTGGTTGTGGTTGTGGTGTGCCCTATGATAGGTCTATGATAGAGCGTTTCAGGATCTATGATAGACCTATCATAGGCCTGTGATAGGTCTATCATAGAGCTATCAATAGAGCCTTTGGGGCTGTCTTGTTTCGGTGGATTTTGTCCGCTGGCAGGATGTTCCTTTTCCTTTTCCTGCTGCTTCTTTGCCCTCGCTGCGGCCAGGATCTCGGCGCGCTCGGCCGACCGTTCAGTCATGTATTGCCGCTCGCGCTCAAGCCTTTGGTTGGCAAGTTGGCCCGGAGTATCCGTAGCGCGGAACTTTTCTCCGACGATGCGCCAGATGCGCTCGAAGTCTTCACGCGGCATATGGCAGATGCGCGAGAGTCTGTCTAGATCATCTGGTATGCCGCGCTCGATCCATTGGTGGCACAGCAGCGTGATGTACACGCCACGCTCCTCCATTGACATCATCACAACCGCGGAGTCCGCCAGGAAGTCCGCCGGATAAAACTGGAATGCCGGCACATGATGATCGGCTCGGCCGTTGCGCTTTTTCATGTCCTCCCCTTCAAAATTGCGGGTCTCTCCCCGCCGTCAAGCCTGCTCCAAAATCCGCCGGGCTTTCGGCGGTGGCGACGCACCCGAGGAGGTGGCCTCTAGGTTTGATCCGAGGGGAGCGAATCAGCGTTGCCAGAGTCCGAAAGAATAGCCGCGCCGCCCCCAGCCAGCAGCGCGGTCTCGGTAATTTCAAGTGCCTGTGCCAGTTGTGGGAGCAGCGCGGCCGGCACTCCGCCTCCCTCGTCGTAGCCGTACAGAGTCGTCCGCTTGATGGTCACGCCGCGCTCGGCTAGGTACTCACGGAGTCCGATGACGGACAAGCCGAGTTCCTGTCGGCGCACGCGTATCCCGGGCATCCTCACGCTGTCTTTGTTTATCGCGCCCGGAGGTCGTCCGCGGCGTTTTGGTTTGTCTACATTGTCAATTCCCTGTTCCATCTTATTCAGCGCTTGTGAGATTGCCTCTATTATCTTCTGTTTGGATGATTCTGTTTTTTCACTCGTCATAGTGTCTAGTCTTTTGTCGCCATTGGCGCTCAAGGTAGTCGTCGTAGCTCATCGCCAGAACCTCCTCCAAAATCCAAGCCTACGGTTCTGCTGGAATTCATTGAACAATTGTTCGTGCTGGGCAAGCCTATTTTCGAACTGGGCAAGCCTATTTTTGAACAATTGTTCTTGCTGAACAAGCATCTCTTCAAACTGCTGCTTGTACTTGTCCAACTCGGCCCGCAAGTCATCATGCTGCGCGGACAGCTTTTTGGATTGGGCCAGTGAGGCCGATGTTTCTTGCACAATCTGCTCGGTGCGCTTTTCTTCCTGCCTTGCATTGCCGGATTTGCCAAGAGTATCAAACCCCAGTTCTGGGGCCACTCGAATAACCCTGCCTTCGCTGCGGATTGCCACTCCATCGCCGTCGACCTTGATAGAGAAAGCGTTGCGCCTGATGCGATCAGCGACGCCCTCGTTGTTTTGGTTGTCAATGAAGGCCATGCCGACCAAGTTCTTCTTAGATCTTGAATCCATCAGTTCTTCAAGGTCAATCACTTTCTCCTGGTTCCAGTTGAGTAACTCGCTTACAGAGCCGTCTGGACGACGTTTTCTGTTTAGTAAAAGCGTTTTGGGAAAGTGCTCCCTTTTACGATCGGAAATGTATTCCCAGCTATTGGCATCCCTGAGCTGATTGTTGCGGGACTGATATGCACTCCTTTCGCTGTTTAGGTATGCGAGTGTGACAACTGTTGCGGTTTTCATGGCTTGCCTTTCTTGTTCTAAGTTTTGCGGGATCTGTTGTTGTTTTAAAACGTGCGCGCAATGCGCTCGTTGATCTTTTGAAAATCTTGTGAAACCCAGGGAGCGCCCGTGCGCTTGGGATAGGTTGCCCGGTTGCTGTTGAAACGAACAGCCAACGCCGTCGCCCCGTTCGCGAGCTTGCGCGCGGTCAAGACGCGGCGGCGCTTCTTGAGAGCCGTGATGCGCGTGCGGATCTCATCGCGGATCGCGCGGTGCTCCTCGGCAGCGTTGCGAATCGCGGCTTGAATGTCGGGGTAATGCTTGATCCAGTATTCCTGGAGCCAATGCTCCGCGTATACGGCGGCGGGCGGCGGGCCGTCCTCCAGCGCACCACTCAGGTCGCCTGACATCCGGCTAGTTAGGTTTTGCGCGTCATGCATATCCCGCCCCAGAACCGCGCAAGCGAGGAAGGCATTCTTGAACTCCACTTCGATCCGCTTGCGCTCTTCCTCGAGAAGAGCGTCTACGGCCTGTTGTTCTTCGCAGGCGGCGTTCCACTCGGCAAAAGCCGCCCTGATCTCGCAGAAGACGGGTTGCTCGATAGGGCACTCCTCGAGGTGCTTTCCGTCCGCGGCGAGGCGCCAGCCGTAAGGAACGCGCCCCGTCCGCAAACCTTGCTTGCGCTTATGCGCGAGCGCCGCTTTCGTGCGCGTCGAGATGTACTCTCGATATTCTCGCCGTGCGCTTTCCGATAGTTGATGACTCATCGCCGCGCTCCATTCGTGCGCCGGATCTCTCCTAGTTTTTCTTCGACGGCAAGACACTGCGCGAGTCGCTCACGATTGACGGCCGCGCGCCGTTGCTGGATCCAGTTTTCGTAGGTTGCCTCGCCGCCGAAGCACGCGCCGGGCGCGTGATCCCAGAGGAACGCGAGCAGCAGCCGAACGCTTGCAAGTCCGTCGAGTCCCATCGTTTCGACGCAAGCTGACAAATCGTTCCGCAGGATGGCACGCACGCATGGGTGGCTGGGCTCGATGCCGTTGGCAATGTACTCCAAGACCTGCTGCCTCCAGTCGGCATCTGCATCGCTGTACGGCTCGGCCTCGATCAGCGAGCGCACGCGCAGGAAGTCAACCGATCGGCCTTTGTCGAAATTATTCACGACGCGGCCTCCATCTTGTAGCGGAGGAGCTCGACTCCGGGCCAGCCGTGCATCGGGATGCCGCGCGAGTCGAGGCCGAGCAGATCATTTCGCAAGTCGCGCGCATCGACGATGTAAGTTGCGTGCATGTCGTAGGCGAGCCAGCGGAGGATGTCGACCGAGTCTAGGATATCGGGGCCGTCGACGTGTTTAGTCGGCGAATTTTGATCTGCGGAGGCCATACTTTGTGCGAGCATGACCAGCTCATGCTGGTCGGCAGCCGGGAGGATGTAGGCCGGGCCGCTGTGCGGCGTCAGGACGACGAGCACCGGATATTGCAGGCCGCTAATATCGACCGGGCGGCTACGTCGAGAGTGTGTGTTGTGAATTGTGATCATGGCTTGTGTCTTTCTCTGGTTTCCCGTTTCGGCCGTCCGTCGGCCTCATCAGCGGCGCGGGTCAGCGCCGGACGGGGCGGCCCGAAGGCCGCTAGGCTTTATGCTGCGTGGATCTCGGCTGCGGTCTGGATCATCTCGCGGACGGCTGCGGTCTTGTATGCGGCGAGCGATTCGCTAACGCTTCTGAATTTGCGGCCCATACCCCGCCAAGCCTTCCAGCTAGAGTTTTTGACCACGACTCGCACTTCGTTTTGCCAGCTTTCGGGGCCAGAAGAGATCTGCACATACGCGGAGTGATTGCCGCAGGCCAGATCCGCGTAGAGGATGCGGCGGCCTTCTTCGGGGGTCTGGGTGATCGTGTGGATAATCTGGACTTGCATGGCTCGCGTCTTTCTGTCTGGGTTTGTCTCGGCCGCCCTGCGCGGCCTGTCCCCTATTATACGCGGACCCGAGCATGGGGTATACCCGGAAAATGCTTTTCCCCGTCACCTTTTCCCTAAGTGTGGGAAAACGAAGGACTTGCGCTGTTCTGTCCCTGAAATGGGAAGGGGGTGGGCGAATTTTCCCGGAATCCCTCTAGCCTTTTCCCGGGACTGCCGTAGTATGGGTAGACCGCAGCGCGAGGTGCGCCGCGGGCAACCCCAAAAGAAAGACACGACAGATGAACACGAACACGCTCACCCTCCCCAGAATCAGCCTCGGCGGGACTAACGGCGACGACCTGCTGGAAAGCTACGGCGTGGCCTATCGTGCGGCGCTTGAGGCCCTTGGCAAGCTGGCGCAAAACGCCTGCCCCAACGGGCGCGACTATGCGTCATGGGACGACTTCCTGGCGGCAAAGGAACAGCACGAAGAGCGCATGAAGCGCATCGAGTCCGTTGTTCTTGAGCTGGACCAAATCCGCGATTCGATCTGCACCCAAACCTTGGAGCGCAAGCTGTGACCGCCGATCAAACCCCCTGCGTCTGAAATTTCCCAACCCCAACCTCACGAAAGAAAGACACGAACCATGAAACTCTCTTCCGCCACTATCCGTACTCTGACCCTGCACCGCGCGGCGGACAGCAACCAGCCGTGCAAGGCCCAGATCGCCGGCATCCTCGCCGAGCCGACGGCCGACCTGCTCGCGCAGTCCCCGGATGCGATCCTACACCTCGGGATACTCGCGCATCTTGCATCAGCTCAGGATCATCACGACGCGGAGGACATCTACGCCGACTTCCGGGCTGCTTGCTCGACCTGCTTCGCCGACCTGCGCGTCACGCTGGAGGATGCGGAGGACGGCCCCGACCTGAGCGACTACAGCGGCAGCGCGCTGGATCTGCTGGTCGACAACGGCTATGACCTTGAGGTCCTCGAGGCCGTTGTCGAGATTCGCACCGAGCGGACTCGCGCAGTACGCATCGGTGGCGGTGCTGGTGCGGCCTACATTCTGCGCGGCGCCGGCGCGGAGGTGCGGTCGTGATCCGCTCCATCCTCGCTCTAGCCTTGCTCGCGGCTCCGGTCATCGCCGGCGAAAAGGAGATGCGCCGCTTCCTCGATGCGATCCGCCGAGTCGAGACTGGAGGGCTACCCGCCGCCGGCGTCGGCGCGGTCGGAGACAAGGGCGCGAGCATCGGCCCCTACCAAATCCAGCGCGCCTACTGGCTGGACTCGCGCATCCCCGGCGAGTACCGATCCTGCCTGACGGACGCCGCATACTCCGAGCGCGTGATGCGTGCCTACTGGGCGCGCTACTGCCCGGATGCGCTGCGGTCCGAAAATTGGGAAGTTCTCGCGCGCGTCCACAATGGCGGGCCAAAAGGTGCGAAGAAAACCGCGACTGTGAAGTACTGGGACAAAGTGAAAAAGGAGATGAGCAAGTGAACCTAGAGAAAAGGCTGGAAGAGTCCGACATCAAGGGTCTGGTGGTCGAGTCGATCTACCTTGACGGCGGCGGTGTCGTGCGCATCAATGGAAAAATCCGCATCGAGGCTGTGGGCGATTGCTGCTCTCGCGGATGGATCGAGTATCTGAAGCACCCGCCGTTGCCGTTCACGATCCTTTCGGGCCGTGGAGACTTTGGAGACGAATGGGTCACTGACCATAGCGACCCTGGACACCGCGCAGGATGCGATGTGCTCACGGTGTACCGCGCATCGTACCCCACAGACCGCGACGATCTTTCCATGACCGTCCTGAACGATTCCAACGGGTACTACGGATCGCAGGTTGAGTGGATCGGGCACGTGGAAGCCAGCGATCTGGACAAGCTCGGCATGATGGGGTTTGGAAGCCACGAGATGTCCAGTCATGTGGCTAAGCATGGCTCGCTCGCTGGCGCATGGAACGACCTGCGACCTCAGTGGATCATCGGTCTGTGCGCGGCCATGAAGTACCGGGTTGGCGAGCACGATTCCGCATGGGATATCGCGCATCCTGGCTCTCCTGTGGACCAGACCGCCAAAATGCTGTCCGCAATCATGAAGCACGAGCGCTACATAACTGGGCGAACCGTGACCGAAACCCTGATCGGAGAGGCGATGAACATCACCCGCCAGCGGATCGACGCTTGGCTTCTTGACTACCGAGCAAGTCGCCTCGCATGGTGTGTGGCGAACAAGTCCAAGATCCTGGAAGCATTTGCCAAATGGGGGCACCAATGACACTCAAAACCCTGACCCGCGATGACTGGCTTTATCTCCGCCGGCACTCCATCGGAGCAAGCGAGGCCGCTGCTGCTTGCGGCGAGTCGCCCTACCTGTCCGAACTCGAACTGTATGCGCGCAAGCTGGGCATGATGCCTGACCCGGATCTAGGCTCGATCGAACACGTCCGATGGGGCAATCTGCTGGAACCGGCCATCGTCGAGGAGACCTGCCGGCGGCTGGATCTGCGACCGCTTGGCATCGAGGAGTCTGCCGAGCGGCTCGGCGGATCCCCCGATGTCGAGATCGTTGGCGCACTGGAAGGGCGGCAGCTTTTCCTGCGCTCGATTCCACACCCGTACATGACCGCGACTCTCGACGGAATCGCGATCGACGGTGACGGCGCGCTGGTGAGCATCGAGGCGAAGAATACGAGCGCATGGCGGCTCGAGGACTGGCAGGACGGCGGCTCTCCGGGGCACTACCAGATTCAAGTCGTGCACCAGCTTGCGGTCGCCGCGCCGATCTCGCGCGGGATCCTCGCCGGACTTGTGGGCGGGAACGCGCTCAAGATCGCGCCGGCAATGCGCCGGGAGGATGCGCCCATTGCGGCCCTTATCGAGGTCGAGCGTGCATTTTGGAAGCGCGTGCAGTCCGCACAGCCGCCAAAGGCCGACGGGTCGGCGAGCAGCGCGAGTGCGCTCAAGGCACTACACCCGGATGACAACGGCGAGAGCATCACGCTGCCGCTGGAGATGATCGCGCTGCACGAGGAGCTGTCCCAACTTGAGGACGAGGCCAAGCAACGATCAAAAAAGATCGAGTCGCTGCGCGTCTTGCTCCGAGAGGCACTAGGATCCAACACCTACGGCATTCTGCCCAACGGGCAGGGCCGCTACAGCTACAAAACGCAGACACGGGTAGAGCGCACCCAGCCGGCGTCGAAGTCCCGCGTGCTCAGGTTTTCAAAGGCAAAAGGAAAGACACAATGACAAACACAATCACCACCCAACCCACTCAGTCCGTGCAGCGCGCAGCGCCGCGAACCGTAGCCGACATGCTGACCGGAGATCAGCGGCTCTTGCAGTCAATGGCGAATGCGCTTCCACGGCACATTCCGTCTGACCGCTTCGCGCGCGTCTGCCTGACCGCACTTCGGCGCACTCCCAAGTTGCAGCAGACGAAGCCGGAAAGTCTGCTCGCGGCCCTGATGACTTGCGCGCAGCTTGGACTCGAGCCGAACGACCCGCGGCAGCTTGCCTACCTGATCCCCTACGGTCAGGAGTGCCAGCTCATCATCGGCTGGCGTGGATACATCGAGCTGGCGATGCGTTCCGGGATGGTCAGCAACATCCAGGCACAGGTCGTGTATGAGCGCGATGGCTTCGAATACGAGCAGGGTCTGGAATTGAAACTCAAGCACACGCCCTACCTTGGCAGCGATCCCCGCGGCAAGGTCATCGCCAGCTACGCCGTCGCCACGATGTCGAACGGTCACAAGGCATTCGTCGTGCTGCCGCGCTGCGATATCGAGCGCGCACGCGCGGCGAGCAGCGGCGTGAAGTCCGGCCGCGCGACTCCTTGGGATGATTGGTTCCCGGAGATGGCGATGAAGACCGCGGTGCGCCGGTTGGCGAAATTCATGCCGCAAAGCCCGGAGTTCGCGCGCGCGCTCGAGGCCGATGATGCCAAGGGCTTGACGATCGACCCGGTAACGATGTCTCCGGAGAGCATCGAGATCGAACCGGCGATGAGTCTCGCCGAGGTGGCGGATGAGGGCGAGCCTACACCGACAAGTCAGGCGCAGGCTCAAGACCTGGGCGCACGCTTGGAGCAAAAGGCCGCGACGGTTGCCACGCCCGCCAAGGGGCAAAGCCGCTTCGCGGATGAAGGCGGTGCGGAGTGAGTTCTAAAATTGAAGCGGCTGATGTTCTCATTGTTGTCCGCATGACAGCCGAGGTGGCGCAGACCCACCAAACGCTATACCAGCTTGACGCGCTGCTGAATTGTATTGGCGACGATGGCGCAAACCGCGCAGAGATCAAAGCTCTGCATGATGCGCTTGACGAGCGATTCTCAAGGCTTCTCAGATCGTATGAGCGTCTGGTTTACAAGTACACGGAATCCACCGAAGGTGGTGCAGAGTGAGCCAGACTATCGAGATCAAAGACGCTGGCCCGATCGAATCGCTCACCATCCCCGTTCCCGAAGGCGGCGGCGTGGTCGTGCTGCGCGGTCCCAACGGCGGCGGCAAGTCCACGGCGCTCAACGCTGTGACGGCGCTGGTGTCTGGCGCTGGAACGGTGCCCACTCGTGACGGTGCCCTGGGCGCCATCGTCGAGGGACTGGGCGCACGCTTGACGGTTGGTCGGCGCACTGGGCGCAGCGGCGAGCTTGAGCTTCACCACTTGGAAGGCCCGGATCCCTCGCTACTCGTCGACCCCGGCATCAAGGATCGCGGTGCGGCCCACGCGGAGCGCATTCGTGCGCTTGCGCGGCTGGCTAACGCCACGCTGGACCGGGAGCGGATCGTGTCGCTTGTCGGTGGGCCTGATGCCTTCGCGGCGCTGGTGCGCGCTGAGTCGCTGGAGAAGGGCGATGTGCCGTCAATCTGCGCGGCGGTGAAGCGTGACCTCGAAACTGCGGCGCGTGCGGCTGAAACCGAAGCCGACAACCTGCAAACCGAGGCTCGCGGGATCTCTGCATCGGTCGATGCGGTGCCCGAGGCTGAGATGCTGGACGAGGCCGCGCTCCAGCAAGAGCTCGAACTGGCGTCCGGCCAACTTGGCGAACTGCGCGGGCGGCAATCGCAAGCCGACAAGCTGCGCGCCGCTGCTGAGGCTGCCCGGCAAACGCTGGCAGGCATGGGTGAGCGTGGCACTGTCGACGCTGGCCGTGCAGCCGAAGCGCAACTGGCGCAAGCTGAAGCCGCCACCAAGGCGATGCGCGGCGCACTGGAAGCCAAGAGCGAAGCGGTGCAAGCCGCTAAGGTTGCGCTAGCTAAGGCGATCGCCGAGGCCGACCTGGCTAACGCGGCGGTGCAGACCGCGCTCGCGCAGGAGGATATGGCGCGGGCTACCTTGCTCCAGGCCGAGAAGGACTACAAAGCCCGGAACCAGCTTGGCGCGGCGATGAAAGCCGCCGATGCAGCCGCGTTTGTGGACCCGTCCGAAGTTACGGCCTGGGAAGAGCGGCAGACCGCCGCACGGCTCGCGCTCCAGCGTGCCGAGGTCGTGCGCTTTGCGATGGACCAGCGCGAACGCGCCAAGGTCAAGTCTGACGAAAGCGGCGCGGCTCGCTCTCGCGCTCTTGGTTTGCGCCGTGCCGCGAGCGGCTGCGAGGCGATCATCAGCGAAGCCCTGGCGAAAGTCTGCCCCGCTGGGATGTTGGTTCACGAGGGAATGCTGGTCGTGAAAACCGATCGCGGGCTCGAACCCTTCGACGAGCTTAGCCACGGCGAACGCTGGCGCTGGGCTATCGAGATTGCAGCGCGCACGGTGAAGGCGCCGGGCTTGCTGGTGTGCCGTCAGGAAGGCTGGGAATCGTTGCAGCCCTCCGTGCAGCGTGAAGTTGACGCGATGGCCCGCGAGCATGGGCTGGTGATCTTGGCGGCGAAGGCCGACGATGGAGAGTTGCGCGCTGAGGTGTTTGGAGGCGCGTGATGTTCGACCAGATCAAGCTGCCCGTGTGCCCGGTGTGTGGGGCGTGGTGCGTGTCGGCTGTGAGTCAAAAAGCCTTAGGTATGGGCTTTGATGTGTCCTTTAGTTGCGGGTCTAAGTTTTCGGTCAACCAAGACCGCGAGCCGCTGATTGTTGATGGCTGCAAAGATGCGGAGGAGGTGGTGCAGATGCTCAAGTCTCAAGCAAAATTCCTCCGCGCTGAACTTGCCCGCCTTCAAGCTGACCCCGACATTCGCGCCTTGGACGCCGCCCGCCAGCGCCACGCCGAGGTCCGCGCCCATGTCGCGCAGGTGCAGGAGCAAACCGAGATCGCGTGATCTCGACCGGCCGCGCGCAGTAGTAAAGAGCGGGCTGCGCGCGGCTGGATTTTTCAAAGGGAAAAACAATGGAAACTCAAAACAGATGGAAGAGGTGACGCCGTGACCAAGCTCTACAGGATGAAGCCGCTGGTGTGGGTTGATAACTTCTATCCCCCCTCCTGTGATGGCCCTTGCGGGTTTAGGATCATAATCGACGAAGATATACGGGACTCGGGCACCCTATACACCCTATACCGTGGTGACGATTTCTGCGCAGATTCCTTTTCGCTAGGTGAAGCCAAAGCCGCCGCCGAAAAGCTCGCGCTGGAAGAAGCCCTGCGCTGGGTGGAAGAAGTGACCCCAGAAGCCCCTCGCTGGATTCCTGTTGGCGAGCGGATGCCGCCGGATGATCCGTATTACCAAAACCGCAGCGCGAAAGTCCTTGTGCATCTATCGACGGGGACGGTTTGTGTTTCTTGGTTTTTCAGACCAACAGAAGCGTGGGTGGGGATTGACTACTCCAAGGAGCGCGTCACCCACTGGATGCCGCTCCCAGAACCGCCGAAAGGAGGCGCGTGATGTGGACCGAGAGTAAGCGCGCCCAAGAAGTTACAGACCTAATCGAGTCTGCGCCCCTTCCGATTCTAGTAAAGGGTGGTGCCATTACGCGCATGTGGTGCGAGGTTGTTATGTGGACGCTGCATGTAAACGCTAGGGTCCGCGTGTGGACTGGCGAAGAGCTGCATACGCGCGTGGGTGTTTCAACGGATTTCCTGGAACGCCATGCGTCCGCTGAATCCGCACTTACACCCGTTCGGCTTAGGATGGTTGCAGACATTGAGGAAGCCATCGAGCACCGCTACACCAATTGGATAGGTGAACAGATCAGAAAGGTCGAGAAAATCAAATGAGTAATAATGAAAAATCCATGCCGTCCCAACGTAAGCCCCAATCTGCCTTTACGCGGCGCACCGGCTACATCTTTGTGATGGTCGCTGGCTGCGGCATCGCGGCAGTAGCGGGTCCAATGGACTCGTGGCTGACGAATGCTCTGCTCTTCGCGGTGCTTGTCCAGGCCGAGCGGATCGTGGACCGCATGGACAAGAGGGGTGGCGCGTGAGCACGTTTGACTTTCAGGACGGCAACGGTCCCGTCGCTGCTCACCAACACCCCAACGGTGGCGGGTGGGTAGCCAGCACAGCGTCTGTGGCACCTACGGCGTATGTAGGTCCGTACGCTCAGGTGTACGGCAACGCTCGGGTGTTCGGTAGCGCTCAGGTGTACGGCAACGCTCGGGTGTTCGGTAGCGCTCGGGTGTACGGCAGCGCTAGGGTGTTTGGCGAGGCTCAGGTGTTTGGCGACGCTCTGGTGTCCGGCAACGCTCGGGTGTACGACACCGCTCAGGTGTACGACACCGCTTGGGTGTCCGACACCGCTTGGGTGTCCGACACCGCTCGGGTGTACGGCAACGCTCGGGTGTACGGCAACGCTCTGGTGTCCGGCAACGCTCGGGTGTCTGGCGAGGCTCGGGTGACGGGAGACGCACGATGAGTTCCACGCCGGATCTTGACCGCGCGCTCAAAATCGCCCGTGCAGCGGGTATGGGGTCGGCCGCTTGGGATCGAGCGTGCGACGAGCTTCGCGCCATGCGAGAGCTACTCAGCGGCCAGACGCTTTACGATGCCCGGCAAGCGACCCTCATGGAGATAGCCAGCTACTGCGAGCAGCAGGCTCAGGATCGGCCCGCAGACTCTGCCGCGCTTCATGCCGTGGCTGCCGAGTGCTTCCGCCGGCATTCCCACGCTGCCGCGCGGGCGAAGACCAGCGGGGCATAATCGGCAAGCCGGGCGAAGGGGCCGGCGCGTCGATGACAAAAAGCAAGAGGGCCGAGGCGATCAACCTCGAGGACTGGGTACGCGCAAACCAAAAGCGCAAGTGCCTCATATGCCGCACGGAGGGGGCATCAGATCTTGTCGAGTCCGTGTTGACCGCGAGCAAAAAGCTGGGGCTGACAGTCCCGCAAAGTAAGCTATGCGACTTGCTGCGCGAGCGCGGCGTGCTGGAAACAACCAGCCACACGATGCGCGACCACATCAGGAGATGCCGTGGCAAAGCGCGATAAGCCCTTCGACGCGGAAGCATTTGCGAGACAAGCATCCCGCGAGTCGATCATCGGCGAGATCAAGCGCGCGATCTACCGCTCGAGCAGTTCGGTGCGCGAACTTGCGCGGCGCTGCGACTGCTCCGAGGATCTTGTCCGCGAGCTGCTGCATGAGATGATCCAAGCCGGCATTGCGATCCACCGCAGCGGCGACTGGTTATGGATCGAGCCGGGACATGTTCCGCCCGTCCTTCCCAACGAGGGGCACGCATGGAAGGGCGAGACCTATCGCTTCGGACTCATCAGCGATACGCACTACGGCAGCAAGTACGCGAGGGAGGATGTCTGCCACTCTCTGTATGACTGGTTCAAGTCCGAGGGCATCGAGCGCGTGTACCATGCCGGCAACTGGGTGGAAGGCATCGCCAAATTCAATCGTTTCGATCTGATCCCGCAGGCTCACGGGATGCAAGCCCAGCTTGACTACTTCGCCAAAAACTACCCGGCGCGAAAGGGCATCCGCACTTACATCGTCAGCGGCGACGACCACGAAGGCTGGTGGAGTCAGCGCGAAGGCGTGAACATCGGCCAGATGATGCAGGACACCGCGGAACGTCACGGCCGCAAAGACTTGATCGACATCGGCTACATGGAGGCATTTGTCACGCTCACGCACGCAAAATCTGGACGCTCATCCAGGATGCTAGTCGCGCATCCGGGCGGCGGGTCGGCCTATGCAGTGAGCTACACAAGCCAGAAGATCATCGAGAGCTTTCAGCCGGGAGAGAAGCCGGCTGTCGCCATTTTCGGGCACTACCACAAGATCGAGTACCTGCTAACGCGCGGCGTTCATGCGATCCAGGCCGGATGCACCAAGGATCTTGACCCGTTCGGACGCAAAAAGCGGCTGGCATACCACATCGGCGGCGCGATCATCGAGCTGCGCCAGTCCCCGGATGGATCGATTCCCGATTGCCTGACCTGGTTCCGTCAGTTCAGCGACCGCGGCCAGCACAATGACCAGTTCGCCCACAGCCACGAACCGACGAGGACGCGCGCGCGATGAATCCCAAAAGGAAACTTCACGGTAAGGTCCCATACGTTCGCTTCGGATCGGTCAAGCTGCCCGTCTATCTAACCGAAGATCACGAACAGCACGGCTACTATGACTCTTGGCCGGAGCAGGCAATCCACGTCGCTAGGCAAGAGGAGTCAAGCGAGATCCGAACCATCCTTCATGAGTCGATCCATGCAGCCGCGGATCTGTACGGGATCGAGCTTTCGGAGGCGAAGGTACGCATCCTCGAGAACGCCATCGGGCAGCTCATCTGCCAGAACCCAAAACTGATACAGCTCCTCCAGAAATACGGACGCTGACACGCGAACACGCCGGCAGCCGTGATAAGGTTCGCTTGGGTTGGTCCACCGCCGACCAGCGCAGTTCAAAGGGTGTAAGCAGCCAGTGGATCTGCGACGAGCCGGGAGCAGTCTGTGTCTTTCTGTTTCGGCCAGGCGGCGGACTTTTTTAGCCAAAGCGAGGAGCTTGCATGAGAATCAACGAACGGATGATCGCCATCGACGCACTGCACCCGCTTAGGGTGCGGGTCTGGATTGCGTGCGACTGTGACTTCCTGCCGACCGAAGATGAGGCTAGAGAGACCCTGAAGCCCGTCATTCTCAAGGCCATGCGTGACTGCGTGACAGATCCGCGAGCGGTGGCCGAGCGCATCGCTGAGTACGATCGCAGAGTGAGCAGCGGACTTTCTGGCCCATTCGTCAACGCCGTCGAAGTTATTCGACCCGACGGAAACGGCGTGCTCATTTACCCGGACTGGCCGTGAAGCTCAAGACAAAGCACGACGGCAAGTGCGACGCGCATGGATGCCGGGCTGTCTGGGAAGTCTTTAGCGGACCGGATGGGATGCTCGTGCGCCGATTCTCTCGGTCTGTGCGGTTTTGCCTGAAGCATGTCTCGGAAGCCAACGAAATCTACGAGACCGATGGCCGCAGGATCGGAGGATATCGGCATCCCATCAAGCCTGACGCGGACAAAGACGAGAGCGACAATGCGGACGCATTGTGACACACGGGGGAGCGGTGCGCGCCACGAGCCGTCCTGTGTAGCGAGAGTGATAGCGTGTCTTTCTGCTGCCGCGCGGCCCGGCAGGATCGGGCGAAGGCCGCACTATCCATGACACGCCGCTGCCCGCATTGTCGCGGAAATCTTCCGGCGCTGACGGCGGATGATTGTCTGGACCTCGATGCGACGGAGCGCGCGCGGCTGACCGAACTCCTCCAGCCTAAACGCAATAGGACGCGATCTGCCGAGCCTGGCGAGCAGGACGAAGCCAAGCTCAAGCGCGAAGCCAAGAGCGGCGCTGTGCGCGTGGATGAGAGCGGCAAGGTACGATTCCAGGGTCCAACCGCCAGAGAATAGAACAGGCCGGAGTGACGCGCACCCCGGCCTGCCTTCTCTACACTCCCATCTTCACGGGCAGCCTATCATAAATAGGGCCGCGGGCGATCATCGACCTCGCAAAAGGCTCAAAGCTCGGCCGATCACCTCCCGCGGCTGTTACAGGGGGAACTTAGGCTTTCCCTTTTTCGGCGTCGGCTTGGTCTGGTCGACGTGGATCTCGTAGTCACTTGAGCGAATCAGCTTTGCCGTCTGCATCGCCTTTGACTCGCTTGAGTATGCCTCAGAAACGGCCAGGATCTGACCGTTAGCCGCACGGAGTCGCCAGCGCCAATATCCGCTGGCATCTTCGAAGAGCTCGACCGAGATAACCTTAGATGGACGACGATCCACAAGATATTTCCACCACGAAACAAGCCAAGAAAACATCACAGCGTCTCGTAGACAAAGCGGACTTTGAGGCTCAGGGCGCGCTCGCCGTTTAGGCTCGTGTGCGTCTGGAACCGCTTGAAGTAATGGCCAGGCGCGTTCCATTCGCTGAAGAACCCTTGAGCCGTAAGCATCGCCGCCACCGGAACAAGGCCCGATCCGTTGATTCCACCGTAATACATCGAGGGAATGTAGCTCGGGCCGTAGATTTTCTCTTGCGCCCACTCGCCGATCTGGTTGCCAGTCGTATGCCCGCTCAAACCGGCCCCGTCAACTTGACCGTCAAATGCTGAGAGAGGTTGACCTCCGCACATTCCAAGCCAAGCGCCGATGCCTCCGCACATTTCGCCTGCGGCGGACACATAGGTGATGGACCCGTAGGTGCCTTGATAGCCGGCGAGCGGCGTGTTGCCAAGCTGTTCGACGGAGTAGCGGAAGGGCGTATTCAAGCCGAACTGGAAGGTCGTTCCGTAGTTGGCTGCGATCTGTACGCGCACTCCCACCAAGGTCCCCATGGAGGAGTCATACGCCGGCAGCGCCGCGCGATACACCTTGCGGGCGCCGTCTGAGTTGAAAGCCTCAATGATCTCGTTCTCTGGCAGCATCTCGACCCAGTTGGTCGTGATCTGATTCTGAGCCTGAGTCACGAAGGACAGGAATGCGACCGCAAGCGTGCGGCAAGCCAATTGAAAAAGCTGTTTCATTTCTTGATGATCCTATTTCTTGAGTGTGCCAAACAGCAAGGCCATCGCGCGCTGTAGATCGAGGAGCGAACAAGTTGCAGACTGACCGTTTGGCATAGTCAGAAGCACGCCGTTCGAGACTCTCTCGAACAGTATTCCGCAGATGGTTACAGGACCACCGAGCTTTCCTGGGCCGCCTGCTGTTTCTTTAGGTGTAGGCTCTGGGATTTCTTTTTCACGCATTCGCTGAATCCTCCGAGCCTTTTTGTGCGAGTCTTTTCTATCTATGGCCGCAAAGTCGTCGTGAATGAGACCTAGTGAATCATCCAAGCAGTCAACCTTCGGTCTACCACCATGCTTGCCATGCAGCGCGCGTATATAGTCGATGCAAGCGTTTCGCGCTTTGACAAACAGGTATCCGTGCAAGTCCATTCCGCCGTCGCGGAAAGAAAGCAGCGCGAGCAAGATTGCCATGCGCGCTTCCTGCTGAAGGTCTTCCAACGGCTCGACATTTCCGACGCGCTTGGAGACGCTTGCCGCAGCGCGGCAGGCGATGTTCTCCAGCTCGTCAGAGCTAATCACGCGCTTCCGTCCCTGCGTTCTGCATCGGCACTATGGATCAGCCCAGAGGCCGCGAGCAGATAAGCAAAGCCAGCCTTGATCTGGCCTGACATAAAAGCCCAGACTGCATTACGGATATGCGCTCGGAAGCGAGCGCCGAAGATGAACTTGAGCAGGAACGATGCCGCGAGCGTGAGGATTATCACACCCCACCAGTATTTCGGCGAGAGATACCAAGGCGGCGCCGGAGGCGGAACTGCGCCACCCGGTATCTGAGGAGCAAACTTGATAACAGGTTCTTGAGTTCTAACAACCTCCTCGGCTGTTACGACTGAAGCGATCACACCTGCTGCGCCAACGGCTAAGCCAGCAGGACCACCGATGGCGGCTGCGGCTAAGGTGCTGCCGGCGGTGCCGCCGACAATCACTGCATCTGCCGGCGCATTCTTCAGTGTCTTACAGCTAGGGACAAGAGTGGCAAGAAGAGCTAAAGCAATGATCCATACGGCAGCTCTGATACAAAGCTGCACACGGTGGGCTCGCTCGAGTTCAGTAATCATCGAATAACTCCCGAGTCCGATAGTGCTTGGACACCTTTGTATGCCATGACAAGTCCGCTGATGAACGCAACAACGCCACCAGAAAGGATCCAGTTTTGGACCCTCTGTGTCCTTAGGTATCTTTGCTCGATGCGGTCGAGCCTCATTCCGATGCCAGGTTTTTCGGCGTCCATGCCAAAAACAGCTCCGTCTAGCTTTCTGATGTTCTCGAGCAGACCAGCACTGGCACGCTCTTGATTTTCTAGCTGCGTGGCAATTCGCTGAAGACTTACAGTTGCCTGCAACATCTTGTCGCTGATGTCCCGCTGTGACTCTTGAAGCTGTCCGATGAACGCGGTGAGTGCAGAGGTTTCCATTTCAGGTGCTGCTCAAAATTTGCCAAGCTGTTCCGTCCGAAGCGATCACGACGCTCCGATTGGTAGTGGATAAAACCAAAGTCGCAGATCCATCAATAGTCTCTGCGCCGTTTCCATCTATTGTTACATTGCCGCCAGCAACGCTTGTCGCCTTGACCGTCAAGCACTTTCCTTTAGCTGAGGCAGCGGTCGGCAGCGTGATAGTAAACGCGCCCACGGTTGCATCCGCGAGGATGACCTCATCCTGCACCGTCGCCGTATAGGTGGTTGTCTCTGTGCGAAAATGCCGACGCACTTGACCGTCGCCAGTCTGGAAAGCCCACCAGCTTGTGCCATCGCACCAGAGCGTGACCAGCTGGTACTTGTTACGCATGACCAGCGTGAGCTCACCGTTGATCGTCTCGCTTGCGTTCGCGTCGATCGTGATCGCGTTGGTGACATCCTTAGCCAGGAACATCAAGGTCGCGTTAGTGCTTGAGGCTGCCGCGGGCAGCGTGATTGTTACAGCTCCAGAGCTGGCATCCACAACGGCAAGGGCATCGGTCAGCGCAGCCGTGTAGCTCGTCGTCTTATTGGCGTTGTCGAGCGTGTGCCGATACGCGATCAGGTTGTTCACCTTGGTGATGAATGCCTCATATGTCGTATCCGTACCAAGAATACTTGAGAGAAGTGATGTCATCGCCAAACCCCAGACACCTTGATGTTAGGTGTCGCCGTTTTCCAAACGCCTGAGACTTTGATCCACGTGGTAGCCTGCTTCCACGTTCCAGATATCTTGATCCAGAACGTGTTGGAGGGAGCAGGCGCTCCCTGTGAAGACAGTAGAGTCAGAAGCGTCATAGCAATGTCTTCAGCTGCGCCAACGTGGCCTGAACTTCAGAAATCATCACATCGGCTGACTCTACTTGGTCGATGTCTCCAAGCGCTTCATACGATGACTTGATCTGCTCCAGGTGAGCGATCCTCTTTTCTAGCATGGCAATGAGATATTGAATGTTCACTAGATCACCATCTGTCGCATTTGGATAGTGAGGCTGTTCAGAATCATGTGTATGTACACGATCTCAGTCCCGCCATCGGTGTAGCTAACGTCGAAAGCTGTATCGCCAACAACTCCCGTTCCGTTGGGGTACAGCATAGTTGACCACGGATCCATCTCCCCGGTCGCGATGCTGTAACGGAACCAGCGTTGGTTGTTGTCTTTGTGAATGTAGATGTAATCTTTGCTGTAAACGTATTTCGTGCCAGTTCCAAATGTTTCAGTAATAGGAGCATATCCAACCGTTGAGACCCATGTGTTCGAAGGAATGTCATAGACATCAAGGGCCGTTCCAGCTGATCCACGGAACGAATAAATGCGGCGTCCGTTGATTATGTTGTTTTCGTCAGACCAAGCGCTGTCAGTAACCGAGTGGATCCAATGAGCTCCAACTGCTGTTCCTGGGGCAGCGGCTCGTGCTACGTTGGGACTTATGGTTGTCCAAGTATTATTACTGATTGAATAACGGTATAGCGTGACTGCGTTGTTGCCCAAATAGTAGATGTTGTCGTCGTTTCCTTCGATACTGTAGACAGAAGTGCTGTCGGGGTTGGTGTTCCATCCGCTTACAGTCAGAGCTGTGGCTGTATTGCTTGCGATGGGACGTATTTGCCCAGCGCCAGTGCCGCTTACGATACGAACTTGGTAGTTCGTCCATTGGTTCGTTGCCCAGGTTTTGGCGCTGTTGACAAGTGTAGTAGATGTGCCGCTGGTCGCTGTGCCGGTTGCAAATTGCTTGTATGTGGTATCGACCCAAGAAGGGGTTGCAATGAGTCGGCTATCGGTTCCGATCGTTGCAGCCAATCCAGTGATTGTTGCCGTCGTCCAAGTGTTTGTGGCAAGGTCATACTTTCGGAAAGATCCGGCCGCCATGGTTCCACCGTTTAGCACGAACCAAGTTGGAGTCATGAGCCGGAATACACTGCTTGTCGTAAAGGCGCTTCCCTGAGTCGGAACTGTGATTGTGCTTGCGAACTGGACCGCCTGTGAGGTAGCCATAGATCCAGTTCCACCAGTACATCCAGTGAAACTACTCGCTGTGATTCCAGTGTAAGTGATGAGCTGATCCGCACCAGAAATCCGGATTAGGATGCGACCACTTTGCGGAAAACCGGCAGTCGAAGCGACGTTGATTGTGCTTTGAGGTAAGGCCGCTCCGTTGCTTCCTGCCGCAATTGTTGTGGTTCCAACAAAAGTCGTGTTGCTGCTGATCTGGATTGTCGATCCGGCGTTCGGACCAGACATGATGTGGACCGAATAGCCACGAAGGTCACGAGCCAAAAGTTGGTTGGTAACCAGTGTCGTCGTCGACCCATCCAAAGCGAGCAATCCTGCGAATTGCACTGTCTGGTTGGTTAGCAGCGTGCCTGTGCCACCAGCGCATCCACCGAACTGCGTTCCGCTGACAACACTTGTGTATGTGATGAGCTGCCGTCCATTAGAAGCTGTGTCAACATAGAACGCACCAGCAGCCGGAAATCCAGTTGTGCTTGCTACGTTGATGGTCGACTGCGGAAGTGCAGCGCCGTTGCTACCGGCAGCGATTGTTGTAGCTGCAACAACGGATCCCACGCTATAAGCGATAGAAGTTCCAGCAGTGCCAGCTCCAAAGGTGCCTACAAGAGCCGCACTGGGAAGCTGTACGAAGCCGTCCTCCCTTGGGTTGTACAGGAAGTGCGACGATGCACTGACACAATACAGTTGCTGCTGACGGTAGTGCCTGCTGGATGATATGAACACTCCTGCCGCCGTCGCGCTAGGAGCGGGACACACCATCTCCCACCGCTTGAGATCCAGTATTTTTCTATTTCCGTTCGTTGTCGGCATTAGGTCACCGTGATATTGCGTCGAAGGTTGTCAGCGCGAAGCGTGGTAAAAGCTGGGATTTGATCGTTTGCATTCAAACCACCGACCTGGCTTTGATTTGTCACCGTACTAACGGTGGTTACAGTTCCGCTTGAAATCGTAGCACTCATATTCAACGAAGCGGCAGTCGCTTGCGTGACCTCGGCTCGAAGTCGACCCGAAGATGGATCAACTGTTATCAAGCCTATGCTGCGGCTCAGCGAATGAACTGCCATTCTCAACGCCTCTATAGCGTCGACAAGCTCTCCGCTTGGAATGATCGAAGGGAGTGGGTCGGTGCTGCTCGCATCCACCGCAGATCCATCGACACCGTGCGTCAACTTGACGCGCTGATAGAGCGCGCCTCCGATGTCGTCGGCTGCGACTGTCGCTCCCGATCCAGGTGTGTATCCTACGTTGTCTGCCATGATTAGACGTACTGAAGGTAGATGTCACCGTCGGACCCGCCGCTTGGTGATGCGGTCCCGCTTGTGATCGTGATGCCCCAAAAAGTATCATAATCGGTGCTGCTTGCTTTTGTAAGCAACTGGCCGAGGATGCCGCCGGTATCAAGTCCTGGGCCAGCGGCTCCGGTTGCTCCGGTCGCCCCGGTCGCCCCGGTTGCCCCGGTTGCGCCTGTTGGTCCGGCAGGTCCTGTATTCCCCGTATCTCCGCGAGGAATCGTGAAATCGACTACCTGCGATGGAGCGGTTCCCGTGATCGTGACGACTGCGGATGAACCCGCGGCACCCGTGGTCACTGTTCCGACAGTCAGACTGTTCGCTGGACCGGTCGCTCCCGTTGCACCCGTCGCTCCGGTCGTTCCCGTCAAGCCGGTGTCTCCGCGCGGAATCGTTAGGTCTAGCGTTTGACTCGGAGCGGTGCCAGTGATTGTCGCAGACGCCGAAGATCCAGCAGCTCCAGTGGTGACCGTTCCAATTGTGAGAGAGTTTGCAGGACCAGCTGGGCCAGTAGATCCAGCTGGTCCAGTTGCACCGGTAGATCCAGTCGGGCCAACGTCACCTTGGGGAATGGTCAGGTCTAGCGTCTGATTTGGAGCAGCGCCAGTAATCGTCGCAGCGGCCGAGGAACCCGGCGCTCCTGTCGTAACTGCGCCGATCGAGAGGCTGTTAGCTGGACCCGTAGCACCCGTAGCACCCGTAGCACCAGCAGGACCAGCGGGACCGGCAGGACCGGTCGACCCGATATCTCCCTTGTCGCCTTTGCTTCCATTCGCGCCGGCAACACCTTGGATACCTTGGACACCTTGCGGTCCCGCAGGTCCAGTAGCTCCAGCGGGACCTTGAGCTCCGGCAACACCTTGCGGCCCCTGCTGTGCGGTGCTTACCGTGACAGCCAGCGTTGTCTCATTGACGACGACAGTAAACGGGAAATCGTTGAGGCTTGTAGTCACACTACAAAGTCTCCTTTGCCTGCAAGCCGATAGCTCCAGTGGAGCCTATCACGCCGCACGGACAGGCAATGCCGTTCACTTTGTTACCTCCAAACTCACATTGAACGATCCTTGAAGCAAACGAGTGACGACGCCACCACTCACAAGCTCCAAGTCATACACGTAGGACCCCCCCGAGAGAGCTGCGGTTGTCGTGGCGGATGCTTGAAGCGATATTGTCCCCGTCGCTCCACCAAGGATCAGGCCACCGTTTTCGGTCGTCAGGACCAAGATCGTAGAGGCACTGTGCGGCTCTACGCGCACGTGCATCCTAGCCGTGTAAGAGGTCAGGTCTATGGGAGATCCAGTTGAATCCGTCCATGTCACCGTGCGAGTCAAGGTTGATCCTTGCTCAGCTTGGATGTTGTAGATTCCGGCCGGCATGTCGAGAAGTATGCCTTCGACATCACGACACTACGGACCCCGTGGGATATCAGGAAATCCTAGTAGCCTCTACAAAAGATCCGGCCTTGATCGTCGTGGTATCCCCTGCCGTCGCAGAAGCGTAGCGCAGTTTGACGCTTCCAGAGGTTGTGGAATTTAGGACGGTTCCGACCACTTCGATATATCCGCCGGAGGTGTACGTGCCGGTCCCAAATGTCGTGCTCTGAGCATCATCAGAAGTAATGCTATCTGAAATAATGGCCGCAGCCGTCGCTCTTGATCCACGGATCACCGCTTCAATCGTCGCTCCAGTGGGTACATCAAGTCCCCACTTGTGACCATTGGCCGTGCTGCACTTTGTGAATGCCTGAAACGTGAAGGACCAAGCCTCTGATGATCCAATAGAAAATGATAGGCCGGTATCCGAGTTTGTCGCAGAGGTTGTAGTTCCGTCACTTGCAAGCCTTGAAACACTGAACCATTCTCTGCTAGTGCTGTTTATTTCGACGTCTACCCGCTCGTTTCCAGCGTCATCAGCGATCGAGAAAGTTGTGTCGGTTCCGGTCGTAAAGTTGATTTGGCGTCTTGTAGCGACAAGAGATCCCTCAAGCGCGACTTGGACTCTCGAATTTACGTCTGCAACGCCTGATGTCGCAGTCGTCAATACCTCATCAACTCCAATCGTAAACTTTCCGGTTCCTTTTGTGTCGATCCTAAGACCGATATTGGTATCAGACCCGAGAGCCTGTAGTCGAACAGCGGTTCCGGTTGATCCTGGTCTAACTCCTAGATAGTTGACCGAGTTAGACAAAGGAACTAATGAGATAACGGTAGCGCCATCGAGACCTAGGATGCTGGCAAAGCTGGCATCAATAGGAAGAGTAAACGAAGAAAATACTCTCGGCATCAGTAGGTCCACCTTTCCATAAATACTAGAACACGGATGTCAGCTCCGCTGCTCTCGTATGCGCGCACGCTTACAGTTGAAGTCAGCCGCACTTTGAAAGCGAGCTGTATCGTATGTGGACGAACTTGGACAGAAATCTCATCCGTTGCCGTTGTTCCGCCAACTTGAAAATATACTGTTCGAGTCGTGTGAGTGCTGATGTTCGAGACCCAAAGCTCCACATCCTCGACCTCGTTTGATCCAGCAGCGCAAGTGTGAATCAAGGTTCCAGGACTGGACGTGGCCGTGACTTGGATTGGACGGCCATTTGTAGAGGCCGATGCAGGACCAAACGAGATATCGCCTTTATTAGCCACGTGTGAGCATCTTTCGAAGGACGGTTTCCTGAACGGGAGCGCGCTCCCAGACACCTACAGGTTGCCGCGAGAGCTTCGAGGCGCACCTGTACATGCGAACATTATAGGTTGTAGTGGGACGCGTCAATGTGATCCGAAATTGCACGTTCACAAAGTTGTAGTATCCGGGTTCATATCTGATCCAGCTACCGAAGCTGCCGGCCGCGCTGGTAGTGAATCGCATTTCAACCGTGATCGTGCAGGGCTGGTAGTCCTTGATGAAGTCAAACTCAGGCGTCTCGGCCTTTGGGTAGGCCATAAGCCCCTCCGCCGTCATGTTGCTGGAGATTGGCGAGTCCACGGGTAGGTCGATCAAATCGGCGACCGTCCAGGGCGAGACCTGATCGACCACGGCATGGAACTGCACCCACGCCCACTCCGGCTGCGCCGTGAGCATTGTGAGCTTGCCGGCCGTGGTGTATGTCCCTGACAAGTTCGAGCCGCTGAACTCGACAACGTTGCGCCCGTTGTACGCGGTCACCTGAAGCCCGGACAGCTGCGGCTGACCAAGACCGCCGTTGATCCATTGCCCGGGGCTGCTGGCAAAGTCCTCCCACGCTTGGTCGGGATAGTTCGTGTAGTCGCTATACGGCGGCTGCAAGACCACGGCCCCATCTGGCGAAGGGTTGAAGCCCTCGAGAACAACGGCCTCAGAATACTGGCCGCGGCCGTCTCGGCTCCTTACGTAGAGCTTAGGCGCAGACTCGCCAAGCGCGTTTGATCCAGCCCCGACCCAGTTCGTCGTGGCAAGTGAGGTCTGGCCCTCTGGAATTACTCCGACCGGCTGGCCTAGGATCCAGCCACCGCGCCGGATCTCGTAAGACAAACCGCGGGAGTTTTCAGGCGGTGTGATCGAGTACACGGCCAAGTCGCCTTGCATCGTCGCCGAGAAGGCCAGCGGCGGCGGCGGTGCGGCCCAGATGCCGCGGAGCGCGATGGCGACCTTGGTGCATTGTTCCGGCCGCCGATACTGACCACTGAAGCTCAAAGGCTGCACGCAGAACTGGTACACGCGTGTGGGAGCTCCGTCAGGGACAATGAAGTCAAAGTACGTTTTTCCACCCTCGACGCTGCCAGCCGGCTGCCAGGGTTCCTCATCTCCACGGCGCATCATGATCCGCGCACCGGCCACCGAGCGGATCGTGTCCGCGTCATGCGACCAGGAGAGGTGAATGACCTGCACGAACGCGCCGCTCGGGGTCTGCTCGATCGTGTCCGTGGCCGCGAGCAGCGTCACGTCCTTGGGGATCGTGCGCTGGTTTGCGACCGGCTCATCCTCCGGCTCCTGCGACGAGAGCGGAAGAGTCTCGAGGCTGTCCTCGACATCGTACACGGTCGCGTCGTACTTGATCGCGCGCACCGTGCGCTTGAAGTCTTCCGATAGGCTGATCTCGACGATCTGCACCAGAAGCTGCTCCGAGGTCTTGTAGAGCATCCACAGGTCGCCCTTCTTTGGGAGAGAGCTAAAGCCGGAGCTTGTGGCAATCGGGTTGCCAAGCGTGACCGTGCCTGCACCTGTGCTTACTACTTTGATTTCAAAGGCATCTTGGACGTTTGAGCCAGAGCCCGTCTGCCCGATTTGGCTTGCAAGAATTTTCAAGCCATACACTCCAGCACCGATCGTAACGTCCCGGTCAAGATAGATTGACGTTGAGGAGCTGCTGTCCTGCAATACCCGGCCGGATGCTCCGAATGGCATGATGTCGTGGCTGAGCTGCGCTACATCGCCAACCTCGAGAGCAAGGCCATCAATGCCCATCTCCCATTCAAAGGTCAGGTTCATCAGCCGATTGACGTTGGTTAAATAATGCAGCTGGCGCATCACTTGACTGCGCCGAGTGACTCCTGGCAGGTCGATGCTTTCCCGCTGAATGTCATAGCTCTCGGTCGTTACGTCTAGCTGCGGATCGTCAAAGCTGGCGACGCTGCGCTGGAAGTTGCGATCTTCGTCGAGGAAATCGCACGAGTAGCTGTTCGGTAGATTTACCGTGTCTCCAAAGCTCACCTTAAAGCTGCCCTCGACGATATTTCCCATCGTTACCATAGCCACAGGGCTGCGGGGACGCTCGTATCGCACGCGCACAATTCCACCCTCAATCATGGGCATCGCGCGCGCGGTCTGGCAGACGGACACCAGTGCGTCCCATGCGTTCGTGAACGTGTCGAAAACGCCGTTATAGGTGAAGCGCGGCTCGACTAGGTACGCGGTTCCAGTGAGGGCGGGTGTGACGACAGTATCCCAAAATTGATTGTCGGCCCACGGGGCAGTTCCATAGGTATAGTTCAGCAGAACCTTCCAGCCCGCTAACGTGTTTGTTTTGGACACGATCTCGAAGCCCGAGATGTTCGCGTCGCTGATGTCAACCGAAAGGCCCGTGCCACTCTGGGGAATACCAGAGAACGCGATCCAGCGCCCGGGAGTCCAGTATGCCGGCGGCTCGGTGGCGGCCCCAGTTGATGCGTTATACCTGAAGTGAACCTCCAGTCCGGGTGAACCGTCGTTGATCGCGCTTCCGTAAGAAAGATTGGCAATCGGATCTGGGTCTCCCAGAGTTTCGTCCATCGCCTGATCGTCAAAGCTGCGGCCCGCCGGAACTAGCTCATCGCAGTAGTCGGCCCACGCCTTGAAGTCCTCGAGGTTGCAGCGCGAAAGCGGGAAGTCGATACCGCGGCCGTAGCGAGGATTCGAGATCACGTCGAGCGCGATCCAAGCCGGGTTCTGCGACCACTGGTAGGTCACGCTGGTTCCGTCGTACACGGGCACGGGCACTCCCTTGACCAGCGCGGTGA